GACTTCGGCGCTCGATCAGTATGGCAAGGCCGACACTTTTCTGTCCCTGCTCGGGCGGGTCGGTCTAGTGCTTGCCGCGTTTGGGTTCAGCTGGGCTGGTGCGTGGAAGGTACTCCAGAACCTTCCGCTCTTCAGTCAGCTAACCGTCGCGGTTGGGTTTGGGTTCTTGGTGGCTGCCGCCGTTGGCCACATTGTCATTCGGTTTCGCGCTTGGCGGGAACGCAGGGGCTTCAATCTCGTTGTGCTGCCTTGGGTGAGGCCGGACAGAGTTGAGCTATTCATCGTGAACCAAGGGGAGAGCGACGATTTCAAGGTTCAGTTGCATGGCCCCATATTCTTGCACCTAGACGACTACCCGAGAGCACTCCCCTGGCGCGACAGTGCGGGCGAGCACCGCACCATTTTTGGAACCAGCGGAGAGGTACTTCGCGTCTTTGGCTATTCGGTTGATGGGGCGACGGGCGATGCCCCGCCAACTATCAGGCTGGCCATTGCCTCGCCGATTTCCCCGACCCTTGATCGTGTGTTCGATGAGTCGATCTATCGACGTTCCGCTGATGACCAGTTCGACGGGGAAAAGGGTGACTTCAGTATGCCGTTAAGGGTCTCGGTCATCGGCCGACAGACTCCCGCGAAGTACTTCACCGTTCAATTGACGTTTACTTGGTATTCGCAGGGTGTCATTGCATTCGAGATCAAAGCCAACGTGACGCCAGCCCAGAGCTTCGGGCGGAGCTTCGGCTTGCACCGGATACTGCGGGAAGAACTTCTCGGCCTTCTTGAGGCTGGCACGGAAGCCAAATCTTGATTACACTAGCCCCATGCCTAAACGCTCAAGCGAGAAGCGTCCTTCTAGTGATCCGGTAGTGGCCGCATACGACGTGGTGAACCGCCTGACCGGCACCACCCCACCAAAGGCAAAGGCGACGCCCAAGAAGCGCCGCCCCCGCCCGAACCGGAAGCCTCGCCAATCCTAGCTGGCGGATAAAAGCAGTTTGGGTTCTGCCGGGGCTGGTATGGCCACCCGCGAATTCGCTTGTTCGATCATCTTCGGTATCTCTGCCGCCTTGAACAGCGGCAACATTCCATAGTTAGGAATCAGGCGATCTACCGCAGCCTTGTAGGCGTCGTATTCTCCGTCGCCAAAGGTGTATGCAATGCCCTCAAGTCGGCCGACAAGGTTGAGCAACTTCGGGTTGCCAGCGTTGTCGGTCATGAACTGGTGATGCTTCGCCTTACGCCTACCCTTTGGCGCGATAACGGGATTCACCACCCGCAACTCCGGCAATACCCCAGGCGCGATACGAGTGTAGACCAACTCGTTGACGATATCGCCAAAGTACTGTGGCAGGCGCATGTTCTCCTTGGGAAAGGGCACATTGCGTAGCCGGCACAATTGCTCAAAGAACGAACGCGGGAACTTGCTTACCCACTGCCGCAGCTCCTTGTTGACGTAAATCTTCAGGAACTTTGCAATCTCAATCTGATCGGATTCTTCCTTGAACCCGGTGACTTCATCCACCAGCGCGGTGATGCCCTTGTCGGCCAACGCCCGCACGAAATGCTCACACTGGACCGCGTACTTCTTCTGACTCTCGATCAGGAGGTCCTTCTTGCCCGCGTCCACAATCGCGTTGCAAATCTCCGGGACGATCGTTGCCTCATACCCATAGGCCGGTTTCGGCAATCCAGGAACCCGAAAGACGGTGGGGTTACTGATGCGCAAGGCTAAGTCGTTTGTCGCCAGCCCTTTTGCCTCAAGGGACTCTACAAAACGCGCCAGCCGATGCGCACCGCCGCTTCCGCCGCTTGTGGACATCCCGATGCCTATTTGCAGGCCGCGCTGAACTAGAACCCGCATGCCATTGTCCAGCACATAGCATGGGATTTCGAGGCCACCGAGGCGCAGCGGATTGTCCGCTCGCCCCCGTTTGGTTTATGTTTGGGGGGTTACCCGAGCGTGGAGGACGGCATGGCAAACGAGCGACCGAACGACGACAAGTTGGGCGAGCTGATCCTCTACATCTCGGCGCAATCCGAAGATGATCCGAGGTACGGCGCGACCAAGCTGAACAAGATCCTTTTCTGGTCTGACTTCATAGCCTACGGTCAGACCGGGAAGTCGATCACCGGGCAGCCGTATCAGCGGCTGAAATGGGGACCGGCGCCACGGCGTTTGCTGCCGGTTCGAAACGCGCTGAAGGACGCGGAGGCTCTGGCGATTCAGACCAGGGACTACGGCGGCAATAAGCAGGAGCGCCCTATCGCGCTGCGCGTGGCTGACCTTAGTGCGTTTACCGGAGAAGAAATCGCGCTGGTTCAGCGGACCATCAAGGACCTGTGGGATGGGAACGCCACGGAAGTAAGCGAACTCTCCCACCGGACCAGTGCGTGGCAACTCGCCCACGATGGGGAGGACATCCCTTTGGAATCCGTGTTCGTTGATGACCGCAAACTGACGGAGTCCGAAATCGCACATGCGCTGACCCTGGCCATCTAGTGACCGTCACCACACACCGCACGATCATTGAGTCAGCGCAGTTCAAGCGGGAGAGGGATGCGATCTTGCCCAACATCGCCCGTTGGGATGAGGTCATGAGAGGGGTCACCTGGGCGCTCTGCCGAGAGCCTGGGAAAGCGGGTAGGGTGACGGGCGTGGACGGGGTGTTCGCTCTGCCCACCGAGCCTTGGCCGGGTGCTCCGGGGGTGGTGATCTACTACACCTTCAACGAGGACACGGTAACGCTCCATTCTGTTATCCTAGCCGAGCCATCCTCCTAAACCGCCCCCAATTTGGGGGCGGTCAATCTGTTACAGTGAAATAGACCCAGCGCCGCTCTCTCGCGTTCATCTTGCGCGAAGTGCTCTCTTCTCCCTAACTTCGCGCAGAGCAGTCGTGTAGTCGGGCCCATCGGGCACCCGGACGGTCGGGAGCGCCACGATACCCGGAGATCGCCTCACCACGAGGGGATGTCCGGGTTTTTCGCTTTTCAGGGAGAGGCATGACCGCAGCGCCAGCGATGATTATGCCCTTCAACGGGGCCACCATGTCGGCGCCGACGCCCGTCGTTTCGCCCCTTCCCGCCACCAATCAAGTTGACGCCCTCGCCCAGCAGCGCCGCTCCCGCACCGACGCGGCGCAGCGCATGGTGCGGATGCATGTCGCCGGCCTGAGAGCTCGGCAGCAACGCGACCTGCTCTCCGAAAAGCTCCTCATTCACATCGACGGCACCGGCGACTTCCAGTGGGCCGACATCTTCCGGGGCCAGCGGGTCGAGATTCCCCGGATACTCTCGGAGTTCCGGAAAACAGAGAACCTGCTCCGGCTCGTCGTAGACAACGCAGTAGCCCACCACACGACGATGGCGCTGCGGTACTTCTCCGAAGCCCTGTCGGACCGCCGCTCCCGCGAGCGGGCGGTGATCGACACCATCCTGGCCAACCACATCGCCGACCAGCAAGACCTGAACGGCCTCTTTGCCGACGCCCTGTATATGTCGATGGCGACGGGCTTTTGCCCGATGCACCGCTACTGGCGCGACGACCGGCACGACCAGTACGAGTCGGTCGAGTACGGCGCCGCCGACAGCGACGAGGGTCAGATCGGCCGGGCGCTCAATCCGACCCCCGGGATGCTCGACTGCTGGGTCGGGAACCCCTTCGATACCGTGTTCGACGCCGCCGCCAAGCGCGGCTCGATCCACCGGGCCTCCTACACCCGCGTCTTGCCCGCCGAACTGGTGCGCTCGGCCTTCGGCCACGTCGCCGGCGCCGAGAAACTCGAAGGGTCCACGCGGATCCCTTCGGCGGCCAACTTCCAGCGCATCGCCCAGAGTTGGAACAGCGCCGGCCTCGGCATCCACGGCTCGGGCGTGATCGACCGCCGCCGCCACGAAGAGGGCGAAGAGGAGTTGATCGTCCTGCTCTGCCAGGAAGTGCTGCCGGGCGTCGATGCGGACTGGCCCGAGGGCCTCCTGCGGTTGGCCGCTCTGCCGGGCGCCGTGGACCTGCGCACCGGCCAGACTGGCGAGGGCAACGCCGTCCTGCTCGTCGAGCAGCCGCTCCCGGCGGGCGACTTCTCCTTCACGAACTTCTACTCCGGCTACCGCGGCGAAGACGTGCACGGCAAGCCGTGGATCGAGGACATTGACCCGATCCAGGTGGACTTGAACCTCGCCCGCTCGAAGCGCTGGGAGTACCTGAACCGCGGCATCGAGGCCCCGATCATCATTCCCTGCGGTGCCTTGGACTCGGACATGATGGACGTGGGCGGCTACAACGTCATGGAGATCGAGCCCTCAATGGGGAACGTGAGGCCGCGGCCGATGGAATGGCCGGCCTACATCCTCCAGGGGCTCGACAAGGAAATCGAAGACCTCCGGCGCTCGATCTACACCGGCGGCGGCTACCAGGCCGTGTCCCGAGGCGAGTCGCCCGGAAGCCGGATGGCCTACCGGGCCATCGTGGCGCTCCAGCAGGCCGACAACACCATCCACGGTCCGGTGAACATGCGCTTCCGTCGCGCCGCCTGCGACTTCATGCGGGGGTGCTGGAAGCAGTTCAAGCGCTACGGCGACGTGGCGTGGCTCGTCCCGATCGCCAGTGACGAGTACGGCTACTTGGCCGACGGCTACATCGACAACACCAAGGTCTCGGACGGCCCGCCGAACTACAAGCTCGTCAACGCCTTCGGGCCGAGTCCCGAGTTGCGCGCTCAAGAAGTGCTCGAACTCATGCAGACCCGCGGCGCGGACGGCCAGCCGTTCCTGCTCACCGAAGAGGCGCGGCGGCTCTACCCGAACCCGATGGTCTTTGATGTCGCCGGGAACCCCAAGGCCGTGCAGCGCCGTCGGGCCCGGACGATTTCCCAAGCGTTCCACGACCTCACCCGGCAGTTCCGGGAGCAGTCGGGCTTGCAGGAGACTGACCCCAATAGCCCCGCCGTCCAGCAGGCGGCGCAGCAGTTGTTCCAGTACATCGACACCAAGTATCGCCGGCTGCGCGACGACGACCTCGAAGCCCACCTCGGCGCCCTGTCGGAGGTCACCCAGGACGAGTCGGCCGACATCATCGCCCGCACCGCCGCTGGGATGCGCCAGGAGATGTACTTCCAGTGGCAGGCCATGATGGCTCAGACGCCCGGGTTGCCCGGGCCCGCCCAGAAGCCGGGCGCGCCGCTCCAGTTGATGCGGGGCGGTCAGGGCCAGCAGCCACAGGGACAGCCGAACGAAGACGGCGGCGCGCCGTCCATTGCCGCGACCGCGCGCTGACGATTCACCGGGCCTGCGCCGAGCGCCGCGAATGCCGCGCTGGGTCAGCCTGAACGCACGAGGAACACGATGACCGCACCAGCCGTTGCCGTACCAGTCGATACCACCGCCACGCCGCCGGCGCCGCCCGCGACGACCACGGTGGCGCCTGTCGCTCCGGCCATCCCGCCCGAGCAGCCCGCGGCGACTGAACCGGCGAAGACCGGCCCCCTGTCCCGGCGCGATGCGCGTGACCAGGTGATCGGGGCCATCGAGAAGGCGAGCGAGGCGCAGGCTGCGGCTGACGCGCCGGCAGTCACGGAGCCGACGCCGGGCGAGGCGCCCGCCACGGAGCCCGTCGCCGCGGCGCCCGAAGTCACGGCGCCCGCGCCGATTCGCGTGGCGATCGACCCGAACCATCCCGCGCTGCGCCCCGGCCAGCGACTCGACGCGCTCACGGCGGCCACGGCCGAGGAGGAGCAGTTTCTCCGCACCGTGCTGAATGGCACCTCGTTCACCCGCCGGCAGGAACTCGAGACCGAGCGCCAGCGCTCGCATGACCTCCAGCGCCAGGTGATCGAACTCCAGTCCCGCGAGAGCACCCGCGACAAGCTCGCCGCCGACCCGAAGTTCGCCGAGGCCGAGGCCAAGTACACCGAACTCCTCGAGACCTACGGCCAGGACGTCGCCGATCGTTACCGGGCGGGCGTCAAGGCCGAGATGGACCAAGTGGCCCGCGAGGACTACGATGGGCGCCTGGGCACCATCGAGGCACAGGAGGTCGAGCAGGCCGGTCAGGCGTGGAAGAGCGAGGCGTACGCCGAGGCGAAGACGATGCCGGCGCACGTCACCGCACTGCCCGGGTTCAACCAGTGGTTCGAGGCGGCCGTGGAGTCGTTCAACTCCGAACTGGAGTTGGGCCACTTCCCCAACGCCAAGAACCGTGACGATCTGCACACCGAGTTCAAGCGGTTCTTCGGCTCCATGTTGGTCGCGCAGCCGTCCGTTCGGGACGCCTACGCCGGCCTCGAGGCCCGGGACCAGCAGCGCCAACAGGCCGCCGCCAACGAGGCCGCGACCAAGGCCGCCGAAGTCGAACGCATCCGCAAGGATGCCGTCGAGCAGCACATGAAAGACCTTGCCGCCAAGCGTGGAGGGGCGCCCCCGCATCCGCTGGGAAGCCTGCCCACCGCCGGCCGCGAGCGTCCCACGTCACCAGGCAGCGCGGAGGGCCGGGACGCCGTCCCCGCCGGAACGCCTGCCACGCAGGTTCGCCGACAGATACGGGACAGCGTGGCGGAGGAATCCGCCCGGCGCTACCCAGGACGCTAGCAGCGCCGGCCTTGAGCCGGCGAGGAGCATACAATGGCACTCGGTTCTCAGCAGACCAACCTTGAGGCGATGACCGACCTCACGGGTCTGACACACGACATCTTCGTAGGCAAGGTGCTGCCGAACGTGCGGGTCGAATCACCGGCCTCGCAGTTGTTCCGCAACGCCGGCCCGAAGGAATACCGGCTCGAAGGCCAGCACATGGTCTTCGCCGCCGACTTCCGACACCCGACCGGTGGCATGGCCACCAGCGGCATGATCCCCGACCACCAGGGTCTCGACCCGGTGCAGGGGCGCATCACCCCGATCCGGCGCTACCGGCGCATCGCGGCCGACAGCCTGATCGAGAAGCAGGCGTCCGGTCCCGGCGCGTTTGCCGACTTCGGCACGCGGCTCTACGACATCCTCTGGGATTCGTGGAAGTACATGGAGATCCGCCACTCGATCGGCGCCAGCTCGGCCCTGATCGGCAAGGTGGAGACCCGGACGAGCACGACGGTCTTCACGATCAACGACGCCTACGGCAACACCGACACCGACCCGCTCACGATGCTAGCGGAAGGGTCGATCATCGGCTGGTATGACGTCTCGACGTCGGCCGTCGGCGGCGCGGGCGTGATCTCCTCGATCAACTACTCGACGCGCGCAATCACGATGGTCGCGTCGTGGGAGACGGAATCCGGTACGCCGGCCGCCGTGGCCGACGATCTGGTGTACTTCGCCACCACCAGCGTCATCACCCGCGACTACTTCGAGCTCGAGCGCAACCTCGGCCCGAACGGTCTCGGCACGATCGTCGATCCGTCCGCTGCGCTCTCGACGGTGTTCAACATCGCCGAAGCGACGTACCCGCGGAGCAAGCCGTTCCGCAAGGCGTCGGTGACCTTCGACCACCTCGAACTGACCGAGCACTGGCTTCAGTTGGGCCAGAAGCGCGGCTTCCCGGTGACACCGGCCACGGACGTCCTCATCACCTTCCCCTCGGCCATTGCGCAGGTCGCGCGCGGCATGATGGGCTACCAGCAGCAGGCGTACACCGGCGGCGATCTCCTGGGTGGGTACTCGGGCGTCACCGTCTCCGGCCTGCCGCTCGTCGCGGACGGCAACTTCTATCACGACGTCGCGATGACGATCTGCAAGGACAACCTCGTCCGCGCCAACCTGGGCGGCGAAGCCGACTTCTGGGCCGAAGATGGCAACCAGTGGGCGCGCATCGCCGACTTCGACGGCAAGGAAGCGTTCGTCGCGGAGTACATGCAGACGTTCTGCACGAACCGCGGCGTGAACGGCGCGCTGACGGGCATCACGACCGATCTCACAACGGCCGATTTCTCGCCGGTTCCGAATTACTGATAAGTCGTTGATATATAACGACTTAGCAGCGTAGCGTACGACCCGAGGGCGGGGCTTCGGCCCCGCCATCCGGACCACCTGAAGGGCGGGAATCGTCCCGCGAAAGCACCGAGGCGTTGACGGGCACAGAGCAGCCCCGAGCCTCACGAGGAGGATTGCCACATGGCACGCGACCGCACACGTATCCGCACCGAGCCCCTGATCGCCTTCGGCGTCCCCGTCTATGGCGGCGCGCTGATCCCGACGGTGGGCCAGGACTGGTTCGTCGACCCGAACGCCGACGTGTTCGTGCCCAAGAAGAAGTGGGGCGTGGGCAAGTCGGATGATCGGCCGTTCCGCACGCTCGCCGAGGCCCTCGCGGTCTGCAACACGCTCGACCGCATCTTCATCACCGGGAACATTCGGGAAGAGGGGCTGATCTGCTCGAACCTCAAGTTCGACGTCCAGATCATCGGCGTCGGCGGCCAGCACCACCCCGACCAGCCGACCTCGGCGTACCATCCCGGCTCGGCCTGCATCCGCCCGCCTGCCTCACCGACCGCCGTCACGCCGCTCATCAGCGTACGGGGCCGCGGCTGGCAGTTCCACAACATCCTGTTCGACGCGCCGGTGGATGCCGCCGCGATCCGGCTCGTCCGCAACTCGTCTTCGGGCACCTCCGAGTACGACGCCGGGCACGCCATCATCGCCAACTGCGACTTCCGCAACGGACTGCGGGGCATCGAGGACAGTGACGGAACGTTCAACGTCACGGTCAAGGACTGCGTCTTCGAGACGCTCGACGCCACCACGAGCGCGGCCGGCCTCATCACCGTGGCGAACACCGGGGTCGCGGCCACGCGCCGGTGGCGGATTCTCAACAACTTCTTCCAGCCCGACTGCTCGACCGAAGGCAACGAGCGTCACATCGTCATGGCGCTCAACGGCTCGCTCCTCAAGGGCAACACGTTCGGCACCGTGAAGGGCACCGGGCTCTACGTGGACCTGAACACCGGCGTCGGCAACGTCGTGACCGAGAACGTCATGATGGGGCTATACGATACCACGGACTACCGTCCGGGCACGGGCGACGTCTGGTACAACAACAGCACCGTCGTCAAGGCGACCTACTCGCCGGATGGCCAGTCCATCCAGGTACCGGGCGCCTGATGATCGCCTTTCGTCGGGATGGACTGCCGGTCGCGCCGGTCGAGATCGCGGACGAAGTCGAGCTGTACGCCCGCGCTCATGGCCGTCACGCGACCGTGCGGTTCATCCCGACGCGCTTTCTGAACGGGCGCATCGCCGCCGGGACGTGGACGGTGCGCCTCAGTTTGCGGGACGACGACCCCCGGCTCGGCCTGTTCAAGCAGGGCAAGGTGGACGAGCCGCCGGTCGAACAGGTCTGGCTTCATGAGCCGGACGGCAAGGGCGGCTACGCTCCCTACGACCTCGAGGCCCTGGGGTCGGGCGGCGTGAAGCAGTTCCTGGAAAAGGGCAACATGTGGGGCCGCGGCCAGTTCGCGTCCCTGTCCGAGCAGTTCCAGAAGACACAGGACGCCAACGCCGCCGTGCGCGAGAAGACGCGCACTGAAGCTCGCGCAGGCGCCCGCGACATGGCACTGGATAAGCGCCGGTCGGTTCTCGGTATCCCCTTCGTCGGGGTGCTGAAAGACATTCGCACACGGTTTCGTCAGTCCGCGCCGTCCGGCGCCGGCCCCGAGGCCGCTACCAAGGAGCAGTCATGAGAGGGACGTTGCAGCCTACCAAGCCGATCCGAGCGGACCTGATTCCCCCGCTGGGCGCGAAGGCAGCCGGCATCACGCCGGACGGGCGCCAGATCTACACGATGACCACGACACGCAGCCGGTCGGAGCCGAAGATCGACCCCGAGACCGGCGAGCAGATGTGGCGGAAGAATCCGCTGAACGCCGAGCCGCTTGTGCCGCTGCGCAAGCCGGTCGTCTTCCAGCACGAGGAGATGTTCACCCTCGTCGATCAGATGAACGGCAACGTCGAGAAGATGCCGTTCCGGTTCCCGACCGAGGCTGAACTCAAGGCCGCCGAGCGCGCGCAGAAGGTCACCGCGATGGGCGGCGGGGCGCTGGCCGAGGCCCTGGTGGACCGCGGTCTCTCCGTGGACGACGTGATCGCCCGGCTCGCGCCGGCGCCCACCGCCACGTTCACGGCGGCCGTGCCGGTCGTTCCCGTGTCAGCCCCGGAGCCCGTGGAGGCCGTGCAGTACCCGGTGCACATCGCCGGACAGAACTTCCGGCTCTCCGACGGCTCGGTGTTCAAGGGGAACAAGGTGACCGCCGGCGAGGCCCAGAAGGCCATGAACGAGGCGAAGGCCGACGCGAAGGCCGACGCCGAAGCGACCCCGGAGATCTAGGGCGACGTGGACATCACCACCGTTGACCAGGCGGTAGACGCCTTCTACCGGCTCACCGGGACGGAATCCGATGACCCGGCCCTCGTCGCACACGGCGAGGCGGTGGATGACGTGGTCTACACGTTCCTGACGATGGGCTGTCGGGACGCGCAACGGTGGATGCTCAAGATGGGCTACGGAGGGTGGCGGCAGCGCAGCGCCGCCCTCACGTTCAGCGGCACAGACGCGGCGGACGGGGGGCGCTACGTGGCCCTACCGACTGACTTCCTCCGCGCCTTCGGCAACAACCGCGTCTCGCCGCTCGTCGAGGCCAACGGCGACCGATGGGGCACGCTGATCGACGACGATGACGGCACGATGCGCGGCAACGCCATCTACGTTCGCGGCGAGCAACTGTGGCTCGGCCGCCAGGCGACCCCGCCGACGACGCTGTACCTGGACTACCACTATCGGCATCCCGTGTGGAACGCGAGTACCACGATCGACTTCCCGCTCGACGCCCGCTACCTGATCGTGGCCGAGGCAGCCAACCTGGCAATGGCGGAAAATTGGTTGCCTGGAGACAACGCAATGGAGCGAAAGATTGAGGTAGCGTTAATGCGGTGGCGCGAGCGGGTGCGCGGCATCGCGCGACAGACCAAGCAGCCGCGGCAGTTCGCCAAGGCCGCGCGTTTCGGGAACCACTGGTGATCGCCCTCGTCGGCGGCGGCCCGGCCTCGCCCAAGTCACGCACACCCGACGCGGTAGCGGTTGCGGCTGGCGCAGATGCCAGCATGTCGGTCGTCACCCGGTCGGCGGCGACGGTCGCATCGGGTGCGGCCATCACCCTGACCCTGCAACTCCGCAACGCCACCGGGCAGAACCTCTCCGACTCCGGCGGCGTGACGACCGTGGCCGCGACCAAGGCGGGCGGCACCTCGACGGGTACGCTGTCTGCGGTCACGAACAACAACAACGGCACCTATACCTGTACCTATACGGGTATACTGGCCGGCACCGCTCAGACGTTGAACATGACACTGGATGGCACCCCCGCCGGTAGCTCGACCTCCTGCTCGGTGACGCCGGGCGCGATCGACCGCACGGTGAGTACGGTTACGCTGTCGGCGGCTTCCGTTGCAGCGGGCGGGTCGAACGCCACCGTGACGTTGCAGGGCAAGGACGCGGCGGGCAACAACCTGACGGCAGGCGGCTCGACGGTGGTGTTCGGTCACAGCGGCGGCACGTCCGTCATCACCGTGGGCAGCACGACCGATGTGGGGAATGGGACGTATACCGCACCCGTGACCCCGACGACCGAAGGCACCGCGACCACGATGAGCGCCACGATCGGCGGTCAGGCGGTGACGACGACGATGCCCACGTTCACGGTGACGAGCGCCAGTGTCTACCCCGTCACCGCAGACAAATACATCAGCCCCACCGGCAACAACGGGGCGGCGGGAACCATCGGTGCGCCCTATCTGACCTTCGCGTATGCCTTCAGTCAGTTGTCGGCGGGCCAGACGTTAGGCTTGCTGGATGGCACCTACACGGTGGCGACCAACGGCACCATTGACGGCGCCGGCAATGCGGATGCCAAGAGCGGCCATCCGCCGAACGGTGCATCGAAAAACGCGCGAACGCTCGTCACCTCGGTCAATGGCCCCGGCTATGTGACGTTGCCGTTCCTGTGGCTCGGCTCGTCGTCTACCAAACAATCCTATGCGACGATTCGGGGCATCACATTTGACCACGGCGCGACTGGCGGCGCGGGGAACCTCTACAACACCTCCTATTGCTACGTCAAGGACTGCGGGTTCCGTTCGGCATCGAGCGGCAGCGGGAACGTGCTTGGCGTGGGCACGGGCGACGGGAGTTGGGGCAACACCTATAACCTGATCGAGGATTGTTGGGTGTGGGGTGCTGAACGACTGATCGCCATCAACTACCGTGCGCACAACAGCGTATGGCGCCGGGTGCTGATCCGTGGCGACGGCGGCTATGTATTTGGGCCGAGCGCGCCGTGCGTGGGGATTACGGTTTACGAGTCCTCGGGTGTGGCGCTGGAAAACGTCTTCAGCCTCGACCGAGTGCTGGCGAGTGGTTCGCCCTATGCTGACTTCGCCTGTGCGCATCATACGGCGGGGCAGACATTCGGCCAGAACGCCCTGTTGGGTTGCGGGTCTATCGCCTCCGAAGACTCGGCCCACACACACGAAGCTGATAACGCCGGGACACTCCTGACGCCCATGTGGACGATGACCGATTTCGTCGCGGCGAACTCGGCGGCCAATGGCGTCAACTTCGGCGACCTGAACACGTCGGAAGACATTCGCGTCAACCGCGTGACGATCATCGGCCAGAACAACAGCGTGGATGGCCTGCGGGTAGCCCCGACCGCGACGGGTTACGTCCGCAATGTGGTCGTGCGTGGCACCGGGCGCTCGCACATCAACAGCGTGTTCGCGGCGGATTATGTAGACGTGTACGGCACATGGTCCAGCGGCTACTTGCAGGCGACCGCGACCAATGCCGTCACGACTGATCCGTTGAACGACGGTACGCCGCATTCGCTGCTCTACCCGCTCCGCATTGAGGCCGCTTCGGCGCTGAAAGGGGCGGGGCTCAGTGGCTCGGATATCGGCGCCACCATCGAAAAGCGGTACGGCACGGATGGTTACTGCGCCGATGATGCGGGTTACGACACGCTCGGCAGCACGAATCTCTGGCCGTGGCCAAACGAAACAGCCATCCGCACCGCCATGCGGGCCGACTCGACGCGGGGTTTTTGCGCGAACGGCGAGACGCTGACGCATTACATCTGGAACCTGCTTGGCAACGGGAGCCCATACTAAATGAGCTGGGCCTCTGACAATTTCACCGGCACCGATGGCAACGTGCTGCCCACGTACAGCGCGAACTGGACGCGGGACGCTGGGGCCGTGGAACAAATGCAGATCATCAGCAACGCCGTCCGGGCGACCAACACCGGCAGTTTCGGGGCGTATGCCTGGAACGCGGCCCAAGCCACGAACGCCGATTACGACGTGCAGGCTACCATTTTCGATGCCACGGCCGGCAATTCCGCGATGCCTGGCATCATGGGGCGGATGACGACGACCACGAGCGGCGATGGGTACGGGGCGTACTACATTGACAACGCGACCGGCTGGGAACTGTGGAAGCGCGTCTCGGGCAGTTACACGACGTTGGGGAACTATGTCGGGGACAATCCGACGACATCCCGCACGGTCATTCTGCGGTTTTCGGGCACGACGATTTCGGTGCATATCGGGGGCGTGCAGCGGATCAGCGTCACCGATTCCGCGCACAGCGGTAAGGGCTATGCGGGTGTGTTCACGCGGTACGGTGCCGCGTCCAATTCACGGACACTCGACACCTGGTCAGCATCTGATCCGGCGGCCTCGTTTAGCCCGAAGTTGGTTGTGGTTCCCGGTCGATTGCGGCACAGCGGGCAGATCGTACACAGCGGGCGTTAACGCTCAGAGGAGTTGAATCATGGCCGTTCATGCATCCCACGCGAGTCTGCCCTATCCGGTCAAGAACGCGCGCTTCACGTTCCAGTGCCCCGTGCTGAGGAGCGCGACCGATGGGACGCTCATTGCGCCCAGTACGCCGGATTCCGAGTTCTCGCTGGACAACGGGAACTTCGCGGACTGCGCGGAAGAACTGACGTCCGCCGGCACCAATCGCGGCAGCGGGATCATCACGCTCACGGGCGCCGAAACCAACGGCAGCGTCGTTGGCTATTATCTCGGCAGCACCGGCGCATTGCCAACGAGCCTGGAATTGTACCCGCGCGAGTTGCCGATCCTGAGTACCGGCACCTTGGCGGCGGGCAGTGCAGGCGGTGGGACGTTGCAGGCCAGCGGTTTGCCAGGCTACAGCCTCGTCGGTGCGATCATCCGCACCACAGGCGGCACGGGTGGCGGCGGCACGGGTGGTGCGAACAACCAGGCGCGGGTTATCGCGACACACACCGTATCGAGCGGTGCGTTCACCGTGATCCCGAACTGGGAGACGACGCCGAGCACCGACACGACCTACGACATTCTCCAGACCGATCTCCTGGTGGTGGCTGCGAAGGCCAACGCCACGGCATGGAATGGCACCGCGATTGCCGATGATATCTACGACTTGCTGGGCATCGTCGCGATCGGCACGGCGCAGAGTGTGGATGCCACGCACATCCAACTGGCGGCGGCGACGGCCATCACGGACGACGTCATCATCGGCGCGACCGTCCACGTCTATTCCTCGACCAACGGCTTCCACGAGCGGCGCATTATCACCGACTGGGTGAGCAGCACCGACACGGCGCTGGTGGATGCGTGGACGCAGACGCCGACCGGGACGATCAAGTACATCGTCTACGCGACGGCACCGGGCTCTGTCTCCAGCCCGATCCCCGCCGATCTGCGGTGGATGCTGGGCGGCGCGCAGAGCGCAACCGACCTCAAGGACTTCGCCGACACGGGCTACGATCCGGCGACGCACAAGGCGACCGCGCTTCTCGGCAACGTACAGGGCATCAAGAAGAACACAGCCTTTGCCGACTTCACGTTCCCGATGTACGACGGCACGGACCCCACGACTCTGAAAACGGGACTCACCGTTACCGCGACTCGGTCGCTGGCCGGCGCGGCGTTTGGCAGTTGTGCTAACGCGGTGGCTGAAATCGGAACCACGGGCGTCTACGTGATCGACCTCGCGGCGGCGGATCTCAACGCAGACGCCGTGGGTTTGAGGTTCACAGCGGCTGGTGCGGTGCCGAACATCATCTTCCTGGCGCCCGTTCAGGCGTGATCGTCACCTTTCGAGGAACCCCGGTAGGGGCTGGCGCAGTCGGGTTCGGGTTCGGTTCGTGGGCCATCGTACCGGGCACTGGTTTCGTCATTCCTGTTCCGGTCAACTTGTCGGCGATCGTTGTTGCCGGACCCCAGGTTAACCTGACCTGGTCCCAGACGAGCGTCGGAGACGAAACCGGGTATTCCATCGAGCGGCGCGACGTGACGGCTGGCGGCGCGTTCGCCGAGATCGACACCGTCGCGGCCGACGTGGAATCCTACACCGGCGACGCCGGTCCCTTCACCGCGAAGCATCGCTATGCTTATCGCATCGTCGTGGTCGGCGGCGCCAGTGCCGGCGAGGCATCGAATGTCGTTGGCGTGTTCGGCAGTACCAGTATCACCCGGCGCCTGCGGCGCATGGGCTACTAGGAGGAGATCATGTACCCGAAGCCCGTGTCCCAGAGCGCCAACATCGCCAGCGGCGGTACTACGTCTCAGGCGTTGCGTGTCGGCGGGAAGTTCATCGTCGGCCTTATCACCCCGGCCGCATTGACCGGCACAACCATCACGTTCACTGGCTGTGACACTGCCACGGGAACGTTCGTGCCGATCTACGACAGCGATGGAACTGCCGTGTCCGTCGCCGTCGCGGCGAGCCGTGGCTACGGGCTCTCGGGCGCCGAAGCGGACGCCCTAGCTCCGTTCCCGTACATCAAACTGGTGTCCGGGTCTGCCGAGGGCGCGGCTCGGGTCGTCAAGTTGCTGACCAAGTAGGAGGCTGACGTGACGCTACGGTTGCTTCGACTTGGCCTTCTGGCGTGCGCGATGAGCGCGCTGCCAGTCGCGCTTGTAGGCCCGTATGCGGGCGAGATTCTTCGCACGATACCGCTGGTGATACCTGCGTCGGCGGAGAACTGTGCGGGCATGGTACGCCTTGCGCGTCGCGACGCCGAGCGCGCTTCCTCGATACCTCGCGCCACGCTTCGCATTGGCCCGACGGTCGCAGATTCGACAGTGACGGCGTCCATAACTGTCGAACACGAGGTTCTTCCCGACGAAGGGGTGTCCGTACTTGCACTGCTTCTTGCGAGCGTTCCTGGCCGAGGCACCAGTACCTCGGAGGATATTGACGCGATGGGTCACGGGTTCAAGATGCTTCGGATTCACGCAAGCCCTGTTTCGGCACAAGTGGTCCAGCGTGAGTCCTTTGGGGATTCTCCCCACCAGGCATTCATACACAAATCTATGACCCAATTCGTGTCGCGCAGCCGCTCTCCCTCCACCGACATAGTAAGCGGCATAACCCTCCGCCGTTTTACCGGCGGCCCAGTCCCAACATCCGGTCTTTCGATTGACAACGAACTTGCTACGGAACCGCTCGGGCAGTCGGTCGAGGTCGAACACGGGCTAGCGCGCCTTCTCGGACAGCGCGCGGACGGCGGTCTCGACAACGGACGACTGGGACAGCCCGAGCTTCTTCGCGAGTTGTCGGATCAGGCGAAGGCACTCAGGGCTGAGACGGTAACTAGTGGCGAGTTTCTTCATGCCACGAATCTACCGCAATATGCGGTAGGAGTCAACTGATGGCATTACTCTACGGAATCAGCGCTCAACAGCAGAGCTCGAACGAAGATAAGCCGCATACACTTTCGTTCTTATCCGCGCGCTCGTCGGCGAACAAGCTGCTGCTCGACGTGCTCAACGGCCCGACCACGGCCGCGCGCAAGGCGGCGGTGGACCTCAACGGCAAGTATTACTCGGCGGCGCTGACGGCAGGTGACATCCTGTACGCCGTTGCCGGCGGGGTCACGGGCGTCAAGCGTCTCGACTCGCTGGCGATCGGCGCGGCGAACACCGTGCTTCAGTCCAGCGGCACCGTGCCGCAGTGGGCCTCGACGCTCGCGGGCCTGACGCTGGCGAGTCCGACGATCACGGGGACGCTCACAGCGACGGGTGTCGCGATCACAATGGGCGCGCTCACGGCGACGACAGGGACATTCAGCGGCGGGCTGCTGAGTGGTAGCCTGACCGCCTACGGCGTGACCATCGGTGGCAACAACGATGTGACGTTTACTTCAACCTACGGTTTGGTCGTCGGCGCAACGCGAGTGCTGGCGCTTACGGCGACTGGGGCGACATTTGCGAACGCCGTCTCGATGGGCGCACTCACGGCGACGACGGGGGCGTTCAGTGCCCTCCTCTCCGCCAACGCGGGACTCACGGTCACCAGCGGCCAGACGCTGACGCTGACGGGCGCGACGATCACCGGCGCGCCGACGTGGTCCAGTGCGCAGGTCATGAACGTCACAGGGAACGTCTCGGGCAGCGCCGCCACGGTAACAGGGGCCGCGCAGGCGGCGATCACAAGCGTCGGGACGCTAACCGCGCTAGCCATTGGCGCTGGTTCGACAACAAACGCGCTGGTCGTCACGACGACGGGGGCAATTAATTCCGCCTTTCAGTATGATGGCAGCAACCATCTCGACCTCAAGAACTCGTCAACGGGTGCCGTCACCTTGGACGCGGTTGGTACGAATCCCAGGTACACCTTCAGGGTTGGCGGAACAGTCCTGGTGACTCTGGTTGGCACCACGACAACGCTCGTCGGTACTTTGGCCATGCCGGCCGCTATCACGGGCTCGCCGGCCTGGGCCAGCCTGGCTGGCTCCGGCTCTCGCACCGTCGTCGCCGACGCCAATGGCGTTCTCAGCGCCCCATGACCAAGGAGAGCAAGTGACGAACGGTGAACTGCAACGGATCCGGACCGCGCTGGTGATGCTCGGCAACCGCCGCATGGCGAACCTCGGCGCGGACCTCAAGGTCGCGCGACTGCTGCGCGTCCTGGCCCCGCTCGTCGAGCCGCTCGAAGACGTGAAGCGCAAGGTCGCGCTGGCGCTGATCGACGCGCTGCCCGAGGGCACCGAGTTGACCGGGACGCAGGAACAGATCATGGCCATGCGCATCGCATCGGCGCAGACCGCCGTGGACAATGAGGAGATCGAGGTCGAACTGCCGATGCAGTTCGCTTTGCGGGAAACAGACCTCCCAAAAGAGGGCGCCGGGAAAGAGGGCGGCGCCAACTGCACGGCCCTCGGTGCGATCGTCGCCGACCTCGGACCGCTGTACCTGATGGACGAGGGCTGACCCGATGGCGCAGCTGCTGCACGAGGAAACCGTGGACCTGAGCTTCGGCATGGTTGACGGCGCGGCGCCGACTGCCATGCCCAAGAACGCGGTCAGCAGCCTCTTGAACGCGCGCCTCGAGCCCGACTCGACCGCTGGCCGCCGGCACGGTTCGATTCGGACCCACCCGACGCTGCTGAATGCCAGCATCGGCTACGGCGCCTCGGAGTTCGTCACGGCGGGCGGCACAAAGCAGATGATCGTGTTCTTCGGCGCGACGGCATGGATGAGTAGCGACCAGGGCGCGAACTGGACCGACATCACCAACGGCCTCACGCTCGCGTCGGCGTACTACGACTTCGCCTTTATGCGCGTCGGCGCGACGAACCACCTGTACTGCGCGAACGGCCAGACCTCGGTCAAGGACTGGAACGGCACAACGCTCACCGACCTCGTGGGACCGCCCGCCGGGGTCAAGTACGTCGAGGCGTTCAACGGGCGGCTCTACGCGAGCGGCCACAGCGGCGTTCTGGTGCAGGCCAGCGCGATTGCCGACCCGGCGACGTGGGCCTCGCCGGATGGCCTGACGATCCAGGTCTTGCGGCCCCCGACCGGGATGCTTCAGGTCGGTGCGCATCTCCTCGTGTTCTCGGATGACGAAACGGCCTACACCGATGGCTTCGGCGAACAGACCGTGGTCGTCGCCGTGGGCGCGACGGGGTTCTCGCGCTCGGTCGGCTGCCCCTTCTTCCGCACCGCCGTCCCCGTGGGGGACACCGGTGCCTGCTGGCTCTCCAAGCGTGGCGTTGAGTACTACTCGGCGGGCGCAGGCATCGTCAACATCAGCCGGAACATCCCGGTCTTCATGCAGAGCCTCGACTGGGCCAGCCTCGCGACCAACCCGGGCCTGCCGAGCGGCGCCTATGACGCGATCGAGCAGAACTATCATGTCGCGCTCTCAACCAACGGCGTCCGCAACAACCGAGTGCTGGTGCAGAACCTTCTCCAGAACGCGCAGTATCAGCGTCGCGGCCCGCGCTCGGCGAGCGCGGTGGACCGCTACCTGGGTTCCTCGACCAACCTCCTGCTTGCCGTGGACGCCGATGGCTACCTGACGGCGGCCGCCGGGGTCGGGAACGACGCCGACGACGACGCCGACGGCTATCTGGTCATCGCCTCGACGGTCGGCAATGGCGTCTCGCTGTCGGAGGACGCCGACGGCTACCTCCAGAGCGCCTTCAACGACACCACTCCCGCCACCCTGTTCACGGCGCCGAGCGCCGATCGCCCGAGCGTGCTGTACTCGGCCGGCTACGATGGCTTTGTGCGGCGCCACGATGGCGTGGACACGGACGACACGGTGAGCGACGGCACCGGCGGCGTGCCCGTGGAAATGCAGATCATCACTCGGCCGTTCATCATGGGCCGCCCGCGCCAGAGGAAGCGGACGCGGCGGCTGCACATCGCCGCGATTGCCGACGCCGCCGCGACGGTGACCGTGGTGATCGGCAACACGACGCGCACGGTCGCCATCAACGCTTCGACGGACGGCTCGGCGTTCCGGGCCAGCACGGCGGCGGACTTCAAGTCCGACACGCCCCAGGTCACGGTGAAGACCACGGATGATATCAAAATCTCGCTGATCGGGATCACCGCCGAACTCTTGCGTGAGCAGGTCGCCTGATGTTGCGCCAGCCGCCCGCCGGCGACGCCTACCTGACCTACCTGGTCGGATACCTCAACGCCGAACTCGGTCGCCGCGAGCCGACGATCGTCGGCGTCGGGAGCGATGGCGTGACGCTCCGGGTGCGCTTTCGTGCGCCGCTCGGTGTTGAGAAGGTGCAGGTCCACGTCCAGTCGAGCGATGCCGGGGAAGGCGGGATGACGTACGACCCGAACTTCTACGTCTCGAGCGACCTCGTAGACTGCCGGGCCGACCGGCTTCAGGATCGCATCATCCCGGTCACCGCGGGCACCGGCTACGTCGTGTTCCTGGTTCCGTGGGCGAAGGACGGCGCGGGAAACACCGTGCTCTTCGATGGTCAGAACGGTCGCCCGGACAACATGGCGATCCTGATGCCGTGGCTGGCGGATGCTGAGGTGTGGGACAGCGGGAGCCTGCTCACGGACACCGCCGCGTTCCTGACCACCGACACGGGGCGCCGGCTGGCCCTGAGCGGAGCCTGACATGGCGGACGTAACCATCACCGGCCTTGTCGCCGTGCTGGCGGCGGCGCTCGACGATACCGCCGTGCTGCCGGTAGACAACAACGCCGCCGTCACCAAGAAGGCGACCGTCGCGCAGCTTCGGACGCAGATCCTCAGCGGCCTCTCCGGCGCGGTGACCAGCAAGGCCGAACTGACCAAGGCCGTCACCGCCATCGCGGACGCCACGGCCACGGATGTCCTGACGATCACCGTGCCCAACGCGGCGCACAGCGCCCTGGTGCGGGTGATGCTCGCAGGCTCGCTCGGCGCCGGCGGCGCGATCGGGGCGAACGAGGCGACCGGCGTCGTGGCCTACGACATCGCCATCGCCCGGACAGCGGGCGTCAACGCAGTGGCCGGCATTTCGGCGGCCTACGGCGCCGCGAGCGCGGTGGTGGCGGGCGGGGCGACGATCACGGTCACCGCGGCGATGTCGGCGGTTGTGGGCGCCGTGGGCGCGAGCAACAGCTTCACGGTCAAGGTGACGATCACGAAGGGCAGTGGCGCCAGTGCCAATCATACCTGTCGTATCCACGCTACCGTCGTCAATGCGAACGCGACGGGCGTGAGTGTGAGCTGAACATGGACGACACGCGGTTCATCCGAATCTTCATCATGCCGTCAGGCGGCGGGTCCATCGAGCGCGAGGTCGTCTACCTACCCATTCAGGGATACGATGCGCTGAAGGCGATCTGTTCGGGCTCTGGGGGCGCGGGAGGGGTCGGACCACAAGGCCCCACAGGGGCCGATGGGGCGCCAGGTCCGCAGGGTATCTCCGGACCGCCCGGCGCCGATGGGTCCACTGGACCACAGGGACCTCCCGGCTCTGTCGGTGCACAGGGTCCGGCCGGAGACGCGGGCCCTCAAGGCGTCTCAGGTTCCGACGGCGCACTGGGCCAGCAAGGTCCACAGGGACCCGCTGGAAGTCCGGGCGCCCCCGGGCTCGATGGCGCTACGGGGCCGGTCGGTGCGCAAGGGCCCCAGGGGCCCGCAGGGGCCGACTCGGTCGTTCCGGGTCCCCAAGGGCCAGCCGGCGCCGCCGGTGCACAAGGAACTGCGGGGGCCGCGGGAGCGCAGGGCATCCAAGGGGTTCAAGGCCCGGCCGGTCCTACGGGACCAGCAGGTTCGGACGGCGCGGTCGGAACGACAGGTCCACAGGGTCCAGCCGGCGCGGACTCGACCGTACCGGGACCGCAGGGACCGCAGGGACCGCAGGGGATACAGGGCAACGCTGGCGCGCAGGGGACGCAAGGTATTCAGGGGCCAGCCGGCCCCGGCGGCCCGGCAACCTGCCGTGCGACGGGCGACACGGCCAACAGTTCCAGTACCACGCCGAGCGACATCGCCGGGTTGAGTTTCGCCCTGACGGCCAGCGTGACCTACGCCTTCGAGTTTCGGATCGTTTTCCAGAGCGCGGCCACCACCACGGGCATCGGGTTGTCCGTCACGTTCCCGGCGATGACGGTCTTCGCGGCGAAAGCGCTGATCCCGATTGCCGCCGATGCGGCCGCGGGCGAGTGGCAGGGCTGGATCACGGCGAGCGACGACCTAGTGATCGGCACGGGCGTTCAGGCGGCGAACACCAATTACCTCGCCATCATCAGCGGACAGTGTACGCCGAGCGCGAATGGCACCTTGCAGGCGCGCGTGCGAAGCGAGATCAACGCCAGCACCGTGACGGTGAAGGCCGGTAGCTGTGGCATGTTGCAGACGATTCCCTAGATTGGCTGGCGAGGAGCGATAGATGACCGCATCGTACATGACGCCCGAAGAGACAGCGCAGAAGAAGTTGCTCGAGGACCAGCAGGCTGCCGACGCCGCCCAGGGCGGGGCGGGCGGCACGTCGCCCAGCGGCGCGGCCCCCGGCTCACCGACCGCGAACGCGCCTGACGTGCCGACCGGCGCGGCCTCGCCCGCCCCGAAGACCTCGTCCTACGGCATTCCCTCGGGCGTGGCGCCGCCGCCGCCGATGCCACCGCCCACGCCACCCGACCTCAACGCCCTGCGCGGTCAGGTGAATCAGTTCGCCAGCGAGGGCCTGAACCAGCCGAACCGCTTCCTGGCCGACGTGCCCGCTGCGGTGCGCGCCGCCGGGGATTCCCGACTCGCCAAAGCCGAAGCGGACGCCAAGCGCGGTATCGGCGAGTGGGCGCAGTCGCGCGGCCTCATTGGCTCCAGTTACGAAGGGGAACAGGTTCGCAACCTCGAGTCCGACCTTCAGCGGAACCGGCAGCAACAGGAGGCCGACCTCCTGACGATGGTCGCCAACGCCAACGCCCTGGACCGGCAGAGCGCCGCGAACACCGGCCTCGCGACGGTCGCCTCGGGGGAGAACGCTGGCCTTCCGGCCCGCGCCCAGGCGCTCGACGAAGCCAAACTCGCCGAACAGAAGCGCGAGTTCGGCGCGACGACGGGTTTCACGCAGCAGGAGATCGACCTCAAAGCGCGACAGTTGCAGCAGGACGCCGCCTTACAGGGCCGTCAACTTGACATCACCGAGGCCCGGGACCAGGCCACGCAAGCGCTCGAGCAGCAGCGGCTCACGCAGCAGGGCAGCCAGTTCGCTCAGACGCTCAACATCAGCCAGCAGGATCTCGACCAGCGCGCCCAGCAGATTCAGCAACAGGCGGCGCAGGCCGGGCGTTCGATGGACATTCAGGAGGCGCAGAATCAGGCACAGGCCGACCTCGCCCGCGAGGGTATGGCCTTGCAGGTTCGGCTTCAGTCCAACGAACTCGACCAGCGGGCCGCGCAGTTCGCCGCGACGATGGGCTTGAACCAGCAGCAGTTCCTCGCCCAGCAGGACCAGTTCGCCAAGACCTTTGGCGAGCAGATGATGGTGCGGATGCAACAGAACCAGCAGTTCACCGCCGCGCTCCAGTCCGAGAATGCCCGGGCCGCGGTGGACGCTGGCCTGCGCAGCCGGGCGCTCGACCTCCAGCAGCAGGGGATGTCGGCCGACCAAGCGTTCCGGCAGGCGAGTCTCGATCAGGAGCGGATGCTCACGCAGTCGGCGCAGGACCTCACGCGGCAGGGCATGAGCCAGGACAACGCCTACAAGTACGCGGCGCTCTCCCAGGATGCGAAGTTCCGCGCCGAAGCCAACATGCTCACCCAGCAGGGCATGTCGCTTGACCAAGCGTATCGGACAGCGCAGTTGTCGTACTCTCAGCGGCAACTCGACGAGCAGAAGCGGCAGTTCGACGCCGATCTCGACTTCAGGAAGTGGGTCGTGGAGACCGATCCGGCGCGAAACTACAAAGACGAGACGGACGCGGAAAAGGCAGCGCGGAAAGCGGCAGAAGATGCTGCGAAAAAGAAGGCGGCCGACGATGCGACAAACCAGCCGCCACCCTTTACCCCGCCGCCTCAGCCGCCGACTCCTCCGGGTGGACCGGTCACGCCGCCGCCGCAGCCGGGACAGCCGGGACAGCCACAACTGCCCGACACGACGGGCTGGAACCCGGGGCAGTACACGATGTGGTGGCAGACGAGCGGTCGCGGCGCGCTTCCGCCGAACTCCGGCCAGTGGACCGCGCCCGAGTGGGACGCCTACATCCGCAACGGCGTCGTGCCGGGCGGCAACGGAGCGACTTCGGTTCCGCTGAACCCACAGAACATGCTCGGCGGGTACTATACTCCGTAGGCGAGCAAGAAAGGTAACGCCATGAGTCTCTTCGGAAGGCATTCTCAAAGTCCATCTGGAAATCCGTCGGTCTTCGCGGCGATGGAGAGCCTCCCGCGCGACGTCCTCGGGCGGATCGCCGCTGGTGGCCGGATGACCGCCGCCGACTCGAAGCGCTACTTCGGCATCAACGGCGAAGCCGACTTCGGGAACCCACACAAGGCCGCCGAGATGGCCGCGACACGGGCCTACGCTCAGGCGCTCCTGAACGGCGACCAGGGCCGCGCTCAATCCCTGTCGCAGCAGGCGCAGGCGACACACAAGGACTGGACGGGCGGCACACTGGCGAAGTTGGCGCCGGCCGCTGCGGCGTTCATCCCCGGCATCGGCCCGATCGCAGCTGGCGCCATCGGTGCCGGTATCGGCGGGCTGGAGTCAGCCACGGGCCTCGACGAGACGCCGATTACTGGTGCGGCGCTGCGTGGCGGAGCGCTGGGCGGCGTCGGCAAACTCGCCTTCAACTCGCTCGTCGGCGGCACGGGCCCGGGCCTCAGTACGGTCACGGCCCCGGCCGGTCGGTCGCTCGCTGGCGTTGGCCGCTTCCTGACCAACCCCAAGAACACGCCGTTGGTTCTGGGCGCGGCCGGACAGGTCGCGAACATCTACAGCGGGCAACAGGAAGGCGAAGTTCTCGACCGGCAAGCGGCACTGAATGAGGAGTTTCAGCGGCGACGGCTCACACCGCGGCCGCGTTTCGCCGACTGGCAGGCCACTCGCAGCGCCCCGGGCGCCGCACCACTGTACTAGGGGGTCGTCATGGGCAGCATGGGCAGGGCGCTCGCGTGGCGAGCCGCCGGGAGCGGGCTGGAGAACATCGGGGCCCTCCTCACGCGCCAGCGGGCGCAGAGCGAGGAGCAGAAGCGCTACGACGCCGAGGAGGCGCTGCGCCGTCGGGGGCTTGACGACACGCTCTCGCTCACCGTCGCCGAGCGCGGCGGCGGGATGGGTTCGATTCCCACGCGGGCAGCCATCCCGTCCCTGCCCGGAACGATGTCGAACGAAGCGACGGTTGGCGCGCTGGATTCCGACATCAACGTGGCACCGCCATCTGCGGGCGTCGCCGCCGGTCCCAACCCGGATTACGTCTCCGTGGCCGGTGGCCGGGCGTACGTCCAGCGCCCTGAACTGCGGCCGGAGAACGCCGCCGACATCGCCTATCGTAACACCGAGGCGGCCCGCGCGGCTGCGCAGACCGAGCGCGAACGCGCCTACGCTGACCTAGCGAACCGGCGCTTTCGCGGGGTCGGGAACATCGGCGCTCGCCTCACCGCCGAGCAGCAGCGCGAGTTCCAGCGGATTTCGACGCAGCGCGACGACAACGCCAGGGTTTTGAGCGGGGTCACCGCTGGCCTTGATCGGACGTATGGCGCGGGCGCCACACTTCCCGACGTTGCGACGGCCCAAGACTCGACTCAGGTCATGCGCCGCGACTCGTTGCAGGGCGTGGACGCGCGGTTCGCGGCCCGGCAGGAGGCGCTGACTCGTGGCGGCGCGGCACCGACTTCAGGACTGATTCCCGTCAGTCAAGACGAGTACGATAAGGTCGTGGCGGACTCGGGGCGGCCCTACGCCCAACGCTATTTCACGGTCAGGTAGACCGTGGCGTTTCAGAATTACCAGGAAGAGTCCCCGCTCGATGTTCTGAGACGGGTGCGGCAGCGCAGCGCCGTGCCGTCGCCGGAAGACGAGGATCCGCTCGCCGTTCTCGCCCGCGTCCGCAAGGGTCCGGTACGGGAAATCGCCCCGACGCAGGTTGCCTCGTTCCCCGCGCTGACCGTCGCGCGTCCGACCATCGACGCCGCCTCGGTTGACTTGAATCCCACGCCGTACGGCGGCGATCAGATTCGCCAACTCGTCGCCTCGGGCCTGTCCGATGAGGCGGCGCGCGCCGAGTTCCGGCGCCGTCGCGACCTCGCGCGCAGCAACTTCACCGGGAACGCGGAAGTGGCCGCTGCATCACGGGCCATGCCCAACGTCGGCGCCGTGGCCGAGACGCCGGAACAGGCCAGCGCACGGGAGTTCGAGACAGGCCTCTCGGGTAACCTGCCAGTCAGGTTCGTGGCCGGCGGTGTCCGCGGGGTCCGCGACCTGTTTGTGGGCCTCCCCGCGCGGGCCGCAGTCGCCGCCGGACAGGCCGTGGAGGCGTCGCCGATCGCGAACGCTATTCCAGGATCAGGCATCGTGTCGGCCATTGGTCGGAGGCTGGCAACCCCGATCGTCGAGTCCATTGACCGCACCTTGGCCGGGGAGGCGTACGGCAAGGAAGCGGTCGCCGAACAAGAAGCAGCGGCGGGTCAGAACGAAGGGCCTATCGGCCGTGCGATGCGCACCGTCGGTTCCACTATCGGCGGCCTCACCGAGTTGGCGGGTGGGTGGACGGCCGCCTCGGCGGTGCCAGGCGGATCCGTTCTGAACAAGTCTCCGGGCTTCGTTGGTCGCGTGCCGGGCGTCCTTGGGGCGATCGGTCGGGTGGGCGAGCGCGCCCTGACGGACGCCGCCAAGTTCGGCACCTTCGAGACGGGCTCAGCGGTCGCCGAAGGACGCCCAGAGCAGATTCCCGAACGGATGACGGGCGGCATGAGGGCCGGACTCGAGATGGGTGGCGCTTTCGGGGCGGCCGGGGAAGTTCCGGGTCTGGCTGCGCGCCTGTTCCGAGGCGGTGGCGGTGGCGGCGGTGGTGAGCCTACCCGCCCCGCCGCGGCCCCCGAGCCCCTCGTCAGGCCATCGGCCTCCGCCGTGGAGCCCGTGCGTCCAGCGGCCCCACAGGAACCCGTGGCCCTCGCCGACTTGCCGCGCGGCACGACGGTTGACGTGCAGGCGCCCCGCTCACCGGCCCTCAGTGGTCGGTGGCAACGGGCCGACGGCGACCTCTGGAGGAACCAGAGAACCGGCGAAACGGCGGCATCGGGCGTTCTGGCGGACTACGGGCCGACAGTGGTCGAAACCCCCGTCGAGATTCCGTCCTTCATCCAGCGGCCCGAGGGCGCGCCGCCAGCCAGGCCAGCCGAGCCGGGTCTCAACCCCGACGTCCTCGCCGAGCGCCAGCAGATCGAAGCCGAGCGGGCGCGGGTCATGGCGACGCCCGAGGTGCCGAGCCGGGCGCCGGGCGCGCCGTTCCGGGTGGAGGATGTAGGCCTGCTTCCCGTCGTCCAGCGGCCCTATGCCTGGTACGACCCGAACGGCATCCGGGTAGACGAAGCGCGGTTCCAGTGGCGTCGAGACAAGAAGAACCGGATGGCCGGCGTCTCGCGGTACAACCAACTGGTCGGCGCGAGCGAGAATCTGGCGACTTGGATCGACCCGGCCGACGGCTACGAATACGTCGTGAACGGGAACAATCGCGCCAACAACTCCCAGCGGCTCGGTCAGACGCACGCGAACGTCTTCCGGCTGCCGGTGGCCACGGCAGCGGACGCCAAGGCGGCGGGCGCACTCATCAACATCGCCCAAGGCAACGGAACGCCGTTCGACATGGCGGCGTGGATGCGCGAGACGGGCCGGACGCGGCAGGATCTTGCCGACCTCGGCGTGAACGTGAAGGACGCCCTGGGCCGGGATGGGAGTGCCCTCGCTGGCCTGACGCCGGACCTGTACGCGCAGGCGTTGAGCGGCAAACTGCCCGAAGGTTGGGCCATCGCCATCGGCGACGAGCTGGCGAGCGCCCCCGACCTCCAGCGGCAGGCGCTTGCCTACGCCCGGAAGACGAAGCGGAAGTACACGGACGGCCAGATGCGAGAGATCGCCCGCCAGTTCCGCGCCGAGGAGACCGTCGCTGCTCCGGTCGATACCGACCAGGGCGTCATCTTCAACGACGCGGCCGAACGGTTGTCCTTGGTCGGCCCCAAGGCGGAAATCGTCGATGCCCTGAGAAACCGGATTCTCGCCGACAAGCGCCTCGCCACCTACCTCACGCGCGGGACGCACGCTGAGGATGTGGGCAAGATCGGACAGTCGTTCGTTGACGTGGACGCCGCGAAGGCGACGGCGGAACAGTCCGCGCTTCTGGAAGAGATGTTCCAGCGTTCCTATACGCGCAGTGGCCCCATGAGTACGCTGATAACCGACAGCGCGAGGAGATTCGCCAGTGGAGAAGCCAATTTCGCCGACATCGTCCGCGATGCCCACAAACAAATCCCCGGCGTCATCCGAGCCGAACTCGACCTCGGTGGATTGGGAGCAAGCGGCGCGGGCGGCGCGGCTGTACCTGCAAAGTCTGGAGCAGGCGAAAACTCCGAAGCCGTAGCCCCGCCGTTCATCGACCCCGCACAGGAAGGCATATTCGGGGCACCGCAGACCCCGGTGCCTGTTCCTGAAACGTCCGCGCCGATTGGCGGCGAACGTATCAGGTCAGCCGCCGTGAAACTCGCCGATGGCACCGTTTACGAGGGCCAGATTCACGTCGAGGCGATGACCAAGGCGCAGGATGCCCAGCCCGACGGCCTCATCCCTGAGGGCATGGAAAGCGGCTACGTCACCGATCGGGGCAGGTTCGTCACCTCAGAGGAAGCGACGGCCATTGCCCAGGCCACGAAACAGGTGCCCGACAGGCTTTGGGGAGACCGTCAGCGTGTCGTCGCTCAGGATTTCGGTTCAGGTGGTGTACCGAGTTCCACCGGGAACCAGCCGGACGTGGGCCGAGCCCCTCTCTTGCAGGAACCGGCGGTTGAGCCCGTCGTGCGCCCTGAGAGCAGACCAGCCGCACCCACCCCGGCACCCGGCGTGGCGCTCGACGAGTTGTCCGTCGCCCGCGTGAACAAGCAGGCGCGCGAGGCTGGCATCGAAGTGCGCACCCAGGGTCAGAATGAGGAGCCGATCTACCTCCCGTCCGACCCGGAAGTAAACGTCCGGCTACTGACGGACGCCGACATCAGTGAGATGCGCGCCACGCTCGCGAAGATTGGCAAGTTGACGGCCGAAGAGAAGGCCGACATGATGGCGCTCGGGGCCGAACAGGCTGGCCGTGCACACCGTGCTACCGCGGCGGCCCCCGGCACTGCCGTCGCCCGCAGCGAGCCCCCACCCGTCCGCTCGCCGCTCCCCGACGACCTCGAAGGGCTCACGGCTCGCGTCCGCATGATGGAAGCTGCCTCCGGTCAAGGCCTCACGGTGCCCGGACTAGCCGAGGCAAAGGCGAAGTTGGCGGCGATGGAGCCGACTGCGACCAACGTCGAGGCCGGCGCCCCGCACGACAACTTCGCCGTCCAGACCGATCTTCTCGGCCCGGACGCCCGGATCGGGCGCGAACAGACGAGCCTCTTGCCCGAGAGCGCCGGGCGCCCCGCCGAGCGTTTGAAGGCCGGGAAGATTCAGCCCGAGGAGACGGCGCGACTGGCTGCCGAGCGCCCGAGTACGACGCCGGCGGGCGAGACGCCGCTGGAGTTGACGCCGCAGGCCACCGCCGAGCCGGTGAAGTCGAAGGGCCACGTCGCCTTCTTCACGAACGCCGCCGGACAGCGTTACGAACTCTACAAGGACGCCCGCGGCGAACTATTCCGCGCCGCCGAGTCTGACGTGATCGACACGCAGACCGGCTACCGGATCGGTCGCTGGGAAGCGCCCGCGCACATGGCCGATGCGAGCATCAAGTCGATTCTGGGCGACGCCGAGCAATCGTCCGCTGGGCCGCCGGACGAGACGGGCGGCGCGCACCCGGTCGTGCTGCGCACCCTCGCGGGCGCGGCGGGTGGGGCGGCAGTTGGGGCAGTCACGAACAAGGATGACCCGCTCCGCGGCGCGGCCTTGGGCGCGCTGGCCGGCGCCGGGCTCGCCAACGCTCCGGGCATCCTCCGGGCCGGCGTTGAACGCTTCGGCGTGTCGCGGGTCGGCCAGAGCATCGCCAAGACCTTGGCCCCGCAGTTGCGTTCGCCCGAGGCGGCGATGGCCGCGCGGACGCTCCGGGCGCAACTCGGCTCTCAGGCGCACGACATAGAGCGCGTGGCCGAGGCGCTGCGGACGTTCCGACAGGTCGTCGAGCCGCTACACGACACCGAACGCTACGCCTTCATCGACGCGATTGAGACGAACCAGGTGGCCGCGCTGCCGAAGGCGTTGCAGCCGGCGGCCAACCACATTCGCGTCGAACTCGACCGGGCGCGGGTCCAGATACAGCAACTCGGCACCGGCAAACTCGAGAACTTCATCGAGCACTACTTCCCGCACATCTGGGAGCAGCCGGATCGGGCGGGCGGGGTGGTCGCGCAGATCCTCAGTCGCCGGCCGTTGCAGGGCTCGCGGGCGTTCCTGAAGCAGCGGACCATTCCGACCACGGCCGACGGCGTGGCGGCCGGCCTGACGCCGGTTACGACGAATCCGCTCGACCTCACGATGCTCAAGATCCGCGAGATGCGCCGCTACCTGATGGCGCAGCGCACCTTCGCGGAACTGAAAGGGCAGGGGCTCCTGCGCTACGTCCGCGCCGGCGGGACCATTCCCGACGGCTACGCTCGCATCAACGATTCCATCGCCACCGTGTTCGGCCCCCGCGAGGGCGCGGTGACCTTGCCCGAGGGCGCGAACATCGAGCCGGGCGAGGTCACGGTGCCTGGCCGGCGGATCATGGGCGAATACTGGGCGCCGGAGGCCGTGGCGAACGTACTGAACAACCACCTCTCGCCGGGGCTGCGCGGCAACCCGATCTACGACGCCTACATGGGACTCGGCAACACACTGAACCAGGCACAACTCGGCTTGTCGGCGTTCCACTTGGGCTTTACCTCCGTGGACGCGGCGACTTCACGCATGGCGCTCGGAATCCGGCAACTGCGTGGCGGCGAGCCGCTGCGTGCGGCCGTGACGGCGCTCTCGACTCCCGTCGCGCCACTCACCAACCTGATTCGCGGCGACCGATTGCTGAAGGCCTACCTGCGTGGCACCGGAGACCAGGCGCTTGCCGAGGCGGTGAACTCGCTTGAGTTGGCCGGCGGTCGGGTGAAGATGGACACCTTCTACCGCACCGATGCCGGTCATACGCTCCTGGAAGCGGTGCGCACCGGCAAGGGACTCAAGGCACTGGCTGTCCGCGCGGGCGCCGGCGCTGCCATCGGCGCCGCCTCAGACGAAGAGTATCGCGGACGCAACGCCTTGGTCGGCGCGGCGCTGGGCGCGTTCGGGCCCGCGCTGCTCGAGCAGTTGGCGCGGCCGATCATGGAGTATGCCGTGCCGCGGCAGAAGCTCGGCGTCTTCTTTGATCTGGCGCGCTACGAGATGGAGAAGTTGCCGGCGACCGCCACGGTGGATGAGGCCAAGGCGGTGCTTCAGCGTTCCTGGGACTCGGTGGACAACCGGCTCGGCCAGATGGTCTACGACAACCTGTTCTGGAATCGGACCCTGAAGGACTTGTCGATGGCCTCGGTGCGCGCCGTCGGCTGGAATTTGGGTACGATCAGGGAACTCGGCGGCGGCGCGCTCGACCTAGCTCGGCTTCAGGCGAGCTCGCGCAGCGATTACTTGCTCGCCTTGCCCATCACGGTCGGCCTGATGGGCGCTACCATGACCTATCTCTACACGGGCCACGGGCCGGAGACGCTGAAGGACTACTTCTATCCGCCGACCGGGCAAGTGGACCGCGAAGGCAACATCGAGCGGGTGCAGTTGCCGAGTTACATGAAGGACATCGCCGCCTACTCGCGCCATCCGATCGGCACGGTCACGCACAAGTTGCACCCCGAGATCGGGATGATTATGGGGATGCTCCAGAACCAGGACTACTACGGCGACAAGATTCGCAACGAACACGACCCGATCGTGACGCAGGCGGAGCAGGTTGCCAAGTACATCGGTACTCAATTCGTACCGATCGGCATCCGCAACGTGGCCGAGGTCAAGCGCCGCACCGGGGGTGTGGCGGGCGGTCTGCCGTCCTTCGTCGGCGTCACGCCGGCCCGGCGGGAGGATGTGCGCACCGACGCCCAGAACCGCATGATGGAGTACCTCGGCGGGCGTCGGGCGGAGGGTCGCACCCCGCAGGAACAGGCCACGGCACAGCGCCGAACCGACATGCTCGAAGGGCTCCGCAGCGGGACACGGGGCCGACCCGATCTCCAGCGCGCCGTCCGGGCGCACGAAATGAGCGCTGTACAGGCTCAGAACCTCTGGCGCCAGAGCCGGGAGAACCCTACCCTGGGACGCTTCAAGCAACTGACACTCGACGAGGCCGAGGAGATCTACGGCCTGGGGACGCCGGACGAGCAGAAGTTGTGGCTGCGGACGCTGCGACTGAAGCGCGTTGCCGAGCGCCAGAAGTACCGCGCTCCGGCGCTCGCCCGATGACCCTAGGGCAACTACCTAATGGACAATCCGGTCGCGCGGGTGAGTAATTGAGCGTCTCGAAAGGCTGGGAACGTATGGTCGGTCTACCGTCCGAAGGGTTCAGGGTCAGCGGCAACGCGCTGCGCACACTCGCCACGCTCATTGCGATGATGGGCATCACGGGCGCGGTCGTGGCCGATCGGCTCGCCGTGGGTGGTCGGCTGACGAACGTCGAACTGGCGGTCGCCCAAGCGGCGGCCCGCGACTCGGTACGAGCCAAGTGGGAGTTGAAGTTCGCGCGTCGGCAGTGCCTCGTGCTGGCCATCATGGCCACGCCGAAACCCGCCGAGCCGACGCTGATGCGGATGCTGACAACCGAGGCCGCAGCCTGCCAGCAGGAGAACCGATGAGCGATGCCGACGACAATGCCAACCTGACGCAACGCGGTGGCAGCGGGACACAGCAGCAGATGCAGGCGCTCATCGAAGCGAAGGGTGCAACGCGGGTGCAGGCGGCGATCAACGTGACGAACAAACGGCGTCGGGAGGCGAAGGAGGGGGTTAGCCCAACCGTGACATTCGTCGTCAAAGTTGTGCGCAATTTCCTGCTCGGCCTGCCGGCGGCAGCGGGTGGCTGCGTGTGGCTCTGGCAGGAGAAGGTCGCGCTCGCCGGTCGGCTCCTGAAGGCGGATCGCGGCATGGTGTGGGGCGACATGGTCGCCTTCGTGCTGCCGGGGTTGATTCTCCTGGCCGGCGTCGGCCTGCTCAACCCGGAGCCAGTCGAAGCGTTCTTCCGCTTCCTCGGTTTCGGTGGCCTCATCGACAAGATCATCGACCGGATCCCGTTCCTCAAAGCCAAGGCCGCGCCGTGAGCGACTTCCTCAAGGCCCACACCAAGACGAGCGCGCACGAGGCCGGCTACGCAAACGACAGAATCGACCGTGGTGGAGAAACGTGGGCCGGCATCACTCGCCGCGACTGGCCCGACTGGCCCGGCTGGGCCATCGTGGACGCCGCGAAGAAGAAGGTCATCGGCGACGCGAGTTCGGTTGATCTCCCGAAGCCCGCCCGCCAGCGGCTTGACGCCGCGCTCATGGCCGACGGAAAGCTGGCCGAGCTGGTGGCGGCGCTCTACAAGGCCCGCTACTGGGATCCGCTCGACTTGGACAGCGAGCCGAGCCAGATGATCGCCGAGAAGGCGTATGACATTGGGGTTAATCAGGGTGTCGGTACCGCGAAGAAGTTCTTGGAGGAGGCCCGCCGTGGTGCGTAGGGTGCTGGTCGTACTCGCGCTTCTGGCTGGCCTCGGCGCGTGCTCGAGGCCCGTCCCGCCGCCAACGGTTGCCGTCGCCTGTGACAGTCTACGCCTCGTCGTGGACAGCCTCCGGGCCCGCGCTGCCGAACAGCGCGTCCTCTTCCGCCTCGCCGAGCAGCAGATGAAGCGGTACGCCAAGATCGTCGCCCGGGACCCCGGCCAGACCCGGTTCATCGTCGGCTGGACGACTCGCGCGTTCGCTGGCGTCCTCCTGCCGGACTCCGGGCGATGAGCCAGCAAGCGGGGTGCGGCGCCAAGTGTTTCGCTACCCCGACCTGTCGGGTCTGTGGCCGGCCGAAGCTTCAACGGGGTCGCTACGAGCCGTCGCACGATGTATGTCAAGAAGCCGCCTGTGATGGGTGGGACGCGGCACCGAAGCCGGGCCACCTCTACGAACGGTTCTACTCCTCACCAATGGTGAGCACCTGAACGCGACGGTGGTCGGCGGGATGCTCCTGGGCGGCCTGCTTGGTGCCGGCCTTGTCTGGGGCACCGCCTGGCTGAAGGTGCAAGCCGACCGGGTCACGCTCGAGGACCGGCATGACGCCGAACTCAACCGCATCGCCGTCGTGCAGCGGATGCGCGAGGACGCCATCCGGCGGGGGCTTGATGTGGACAATTGCGAGCTCAACCTGTTCCAGCAGATGCGGGCCGACCGGAACGTGGTCGAGCGCGTGACCCCGATCCGAAGGAAGAAGTGAAGCTGTCGGTCGTCGGGGCCGTCCTGCTCGCCCTAGGCCTGTTCGGCGCGGGCTACCTGTTGGGGGGTCGGGGAAGTGCCCACCTCCGCGATGCCTACCGCGACAGCGTGGCGATGGACCGGGAGGCTGCCCAAGTCTCCGATAGTCTGGCTGACCTCCAGAGGCTCGCCGACTCGGCAAGGGTCGCGGAGGCCGCTGGGGCGGCCGGCAGGGCGCAGGGCCGTGCGCAGGCGTCAGGCGCCGCCTTGCCAGGCCTCCTACCGTCCGTGGATACCGTTCTGACCCTGGATTCGGCTGGCGTGGTGGCGCTCCGGGCCTCTTTGGTTGCGTTTGGCTCGGCTTTGGCTGGCCACCTCCATGACGACTCGGTAGCCGCCGATAGCGTCAGTCGGCTGATTCTAGTGCTCCGCGAGGCCACAAGTCACGCGCTGGCAGAGGCTTCTGAGGCCCGCGCACAGCGCGATCGCGTCGTCCTCCAGCTCGCCGGGGCCGTGACGCACCTCCGAGCGGGCCATTCCGTCCTGTTCGACGTGGCGATCGCCGGGGCTGGCGTACTTGCTGGGCACTTGCTACCGTAGGGAACGGGGCTGGCCGGACGTAAAAGGGCCACGCTCGTATCGCTGCACCAGATCGTCGATTGGACGGGGTTCGATTCCCCACAGCTCCATGAACGGCTCACCTTCGGGTGGGCGTTTGCGTTGGTCACCTTCTCGCCACCACCCCGACACCATCCCGCTATTGACGCCCGCAACGCGGGTGCTATACTTGCGCCTTCGTGTTACTCATCAACACTCATGATACTGAAGCGAAAGGGCCAAGGCATGACCATCACCGAAGCATTGGCGGAGATCAAGACCGTACAGGCGCGCATCGTGAAGAAGCGCGCGAGCATCGGGCAGTATGTCGCGCGGCAGGACGGGCTCAAGGACCCGCTCGCCAGCGAGTCGGGCGGCTCGGCGGGATTCATCGCCCGCGAGATGCAGGCGATTGCCGACCTGGAGTCGCGGATCGTCGCGTTGCGCGCGGCGATTCAGACCGTGAACCACGCGACGACGATCACGGCGGGCGACGTGACCAAGACGCTAGCCGACTGGCTGACGTGGCGGCGCGAAGTGCTGCCGGGACGCGAGGCGTTCTACACGCAGCTCCGCAACCAACTCCAGCAGGTGCGGGCGCAGTGCGCGCAGAAGCAGATGACCGTCGTGCCGGTCGGCCAGTCGGCGTCCACCCTTCAGGATGTGCTGGTGAACATCGACGAAAAGGCGCTGGCCGACGAAATCGAGCGGCTGGAAACGATCAAGGGCGGACTGGACGGGCAGTTGTCGCTGAAGAACGCCACGACCAACGTCGTGGTCTGAGGATCAACGGGTGCTTTCGGTAGCGCAGCGAGGAAACGCGAACACCTTGGGGGCAACCCCACTCCCGCCCGTCGAACGGGCCTCATGCGGAATAGCCGGAGTGCCGCCCACTCCACCACTTCAAAGTTGAGGCGCTGAACGGTGAACGTTCAAGCTTTGAACGGTGACACGGTGAACGGTGAAAGCGGCTTCAAATCCGCCATCAGTCTGACGCGGCGCGAAATCGTCGCGGCGCCCACGTTTGCGGGGCGTCCTCGGGACGGCGGCAGCAACAGGGAAGCACCCAACTCAGTCGCGTAGTTCATGACACCAACGAAAGGAACCACCTGTGCCCGCCGCAACAAAGAACGAAACCCGCGCGGCCCGGATCAACCTGGCCGTCACCCCCGAAGAAAAGCGGGCTGCCCGCGCCGTGGCGGCGGCGACCGGCGAACGCGACCACAGCCTGCTCCTGCGCTCGATGAGCCTGGACGAGATCATCGCGCGGTACGCGGCCATCAAGAAGGCGAGTGCGTCGTAAAGTGGCCACCTTCCTCGCGGGTCTGTTCGTCGGCGCTACGGTCGGCGCGCTGGGTATGGCGATGATTGCCTGTGGCGCGCGTGAGGATGCGCTGCGCGATCAGGCGGCGGCAGCCCGACTCTGGCGACAGGAACAGTCCGATCGGGAGGCGTCGGAACACCTGCTCAACTGCATCCGGTGCCGGGGTCTATGAACGACGACGAGATCAAGGGCTCCGCGGGCTGCCTCATGGCCATCGTCATGTTCTTGGCGATCTTCACCGCTTTCGTCCTGTTCATGCTCGGACGGATTCGATGAGCCGGAAAGAGGATGCGGAGATGACCGTGAGCCCCGAGGCCATCCAGCGTCTCGAGCGCGAGCAGGGCAAGGCTGCCGGCGGCAACGGGATCGGCGACCTAGGCGGCGATCGTGCAGAAGGAAGCGGAAGTCGCGGCCCTGGTGCTGCGCGCCCGTGCGCTCAATCACGAGATCGCGATTCTGAAGACCCATCAGCAGGTCGGGGAGCCATTCGCATGAACCACAGCAGCAAGGCGCTGGCGCGGCTGCACGTCGCACCAACCCCCGAACTGGTCGCCGCCGCCGCGGGATACCGCCGTCCGGACCCGGTGCGGATCGGGCGCGCAATCAAGGCCATTTACGCGGCGACGATGAAACTGCCCGCCGCCGAGATTCAGCGGATTCGCGACGCGAGCAACGCGAAACTGAGGGGACAGACGCGCAACGGTTCACGCAGTTGGACACCCGAGGAGAAGGCATGAAGACCGATGTGAAGAAGACCTGGGCAGAAGGGGGCGAGCGGCCCGCCGAGACCGCCACCGCAGAGCCGAAGCGCGCCAAAGCGGCTGATCCCACCGCTTCGGCGAAGAAGGCGGCGGCGAGGGTGCGTCGGTGTGCCAGTGAACTGACTGAGGCGCTGAAGGTCGCGCACGACGCCGGCCTGTCGGTGCAGTTGCGCGTCGGCCAACTCGACCTCGAGGACGAGCACGACAGCGACGCCGTGGTCGAGGGGCGCGACGGACGTGCGCGTCGGCCCGATCAACGCGAACGTAACTCTTTGAGCAAGCCAATGGTTCCGCCGATCGACCGTTTCCTGCGAGCGATCGCCAAGTCTCCGAGCCCTGGTTGCTGGCGGTGGACGCGCGGGAAAACAGCCTTCGGTTACGGCATCTTCCATGTGCGCGTGCGTGGCACATGGAAGAAGGTCGGGGCGCATCGGTTCTCCTATGAGCACTTCATCGGACCCGTGCCAAAAGGCCCCCAGGTGTGCCACCACTGCGACAATCCGGCGTGTGTAAATCCAGCGCATCTCTACGTGGGAACGCAGAAGCAGAACGTCAGGGATTGCGTGGCGCGCGGCCGGAACGTCAACGCGAACAAGCGTCAGTGTCGCAACGGCCACCCGTGCTCCGACGAGAACACCTACACCCTTAAGCGCGGCGCTTGCACGTCAAGTGTTTTGTCGTGAATGCAACCGAGCCGCGGCCCTGCGCTACTACTACCGGAGAATCGCAGCATGAATAAACATTGCGCGGAATGTGGCGCCCGGTGCAACCCCATCGGCAACTGTTCGATCAGCGCCGAGCACGACGCGGAATCCGGGGGCTTTCATTGCCCATCCTGCGGTCGCCAGCAGAAACCCAGCCACCGCGAGGGCGACGACTGCCGCGCCTGCGAAGGCGAGAACGGGCCGCCGGACGACCGGCTGGTGAAGTATGCCTGACGCCCTCCTGTTCGACAGCGAGACGACCGGCACGAAAGAGCCGGAGATCGTCGAGGCGGCGTGGTGCTACGTGCCACCACTGGCCGACTTCAAGGCTGGGGACGAGCTCCCCATCCGCTCGTACCGCTATCGCCCCTCGAAACCGATCGACCTCGGCGCGCTGGCGACGCACCACATCATGGACGAAGACTTGGCCGAGTGCGAGCCGTGGTCGTCGGCATCCCTACCGGCCTGCGACTACCTCGTCGGCCACAACATCGACTTCGACTGGGGCGCCATCGGCAAGCCGGACATCAAGCGCATCTGCACCCTCGCCCTGGCGCGCGCGCTGTGGCCCGCCGTGGACTCGCACAAGCAGGGCGCGCTCCTCTACCTGCTGGAGCGCCCGAGCGCCCGGACGCTGCTCAAGGGCGCCCACAGCGCCGAGAACGACGTGTTCGTCTGCCGCATCATTCTCGGCCACATTCTGGACACCCTGCCGGTCAAGCCCGAGTCGTGGGCCGACCTGTGGGCGCTGTCCGAAGTGGCGCGCGTCCCGACGATCATGCCCGTGGGCAAGCACAAGAGCCTGCCGATGGCCGACGTGCCGCGCGACTACAAGGACTGGTTTCTGCGCCAGCCCGACGTGGACCCCTATCTCCGAAAGGCGCTGGAATCATGAAGGATCAAGAGTTGGGCGGCCCCGGCACGGGGCTCGTCAGGTTGACCGGAACAGAAGGGTCACTCCGTCGCTCCGACCGCCTCGGGTGGGTCGAAGACGAGCGCGGGTGCCATATCTGGCAGGGACAGCGCAACAAGGACGGCTATGGGATCGTCTGGTTCAATGGACGCAAGCACCTGGTTCATCGCCTGCGGTACGAGCGCGAGGTCGGGCCAGTCCCGCCCGACATGGAGATGGACCACTTTTTCTGCGACAACCGGCCTTGCTGCAACACGGCCCACGTTCGCCCCGTCACGCACCGCGAAAATACCCTGCGGGGCAACTCGGTTGCCGCCGCCTGTGCCGCGAAGACGCACTGTCCCGCTGGCCACTCGCTGTCCGGCGACAACCTCGATCCGGCCAACCTGCGCCGCGGCCAGCGGTATTGCCGCACCTGTCACAATGCCACATCGCGAGCCGGATACCACGCCAGAAAGGTCCGGAGGGCAGCAGCATGACCGACACGCAGCAAGAGCCCCACGAAATCGTCGTCGAGGCGCCGATGGCGCTGGTGGCGCCGACCCCCCGCGCCCTGACGCACAACGCCGACGACATCGACGTGCTACTCCAGATGGCCGTGGACAAGGATCTCGACATCGCCAAGCTGAAGGAGTTGATCGCGCTGCGCGAGCACGTCGAAGACCGCAATGCGGCCCGTGAGTTCTTCGACGCGATGGCGGCGTTCCAGGCAGAGTGTCCGCCCGCCCCGAAGAACAAGACGGCGAAGTTCGCGACGAAGTCCGGCGCCGAGATGAGTTACAAGTACGCTGAGTTGGACGTGGTCGCGAAGCACGTCGCGCCCTACCTGCACAAGCACGGACTGTCGTACTCGTGGGACACGAAGATCGAGGGCAACTATCTCACCGTGATCTGCCACGTCCGGCACCGGAGCGGCCACACGGTGCCGTCGTCCACGGTGCTGCCGGTGGACAACCCGAGCGCCATGTCCCCGGCCCAGAAAGTGGGCGCCGCGATGACGTTCGGCCAGCGCAAGACGCTGTGCCAGAGCCTCGGAATCACGACCGGAGAGCCGGACACCGACGGCGTGGCGATCGACCACAGCCCCCGCGTCACCCAGGACCAGGCTGACACCATCGCCGAGGTGATGGAGAGCAACGGCACGAACAAGGCGCGGTTCATGAAATGGCTCGGCGTCGAGAAGCTGACCGACCTGCCGGCCGCGCGCTACGACGGCGTGCTGGCCGAGCTGGAGCGGGTGCGGAAGGCGAAAGAAGCGAAGGCCGACCGTTCGGAGGGCACATGAAGCGGATCGACTGTGTTCAGGGCGACCCCCTGTGGATCATTTCCCGGCTTGGCGTCGCGACGGCCTCGCGGTTCTCGAAGATCGTCACCCAGAAGACGATGAAACTCAGCTCGCAGGCCGACGACTACCTCGCGGAACTGATCGCGGAATGGATGCTCGGGCGCCCCGTAGACGACGTGTCGAGCACGTTCATGGAGCGCGGAAAAGAACTTGAGCCCGATGCCATTTCTTGGTATGAAATGACCCATGACGTGGACGTGGATCGGGTGGGTTTCTTGACGACCGACGACGGGCTGATCGGCTGCTCGCCGGACGGCTTGGTGGGCGACGACGGAGGGGTCGAAGTGAAATGTCTGAACGCGAAGAACCACGTCGCGCAACTTCTCGACCCGCTCAACGAAGACTTCCGCGCACAGATCCAGGGCTGCCTGCTCGTCTCGGATCGCGAGTGGTGGGACCGGCTGTACTTCAACCCGGTGCTGCCGAAGGTCGAGCGGCGGTTCGGCCGGGACGAGCCGTTCATCGCCGCCCTGCGCTCGGCGCTCTCGGAGTTCACCGACCGGCTCGCCGAGGCCAAGGAGATCATCCTGAAGACCGGATACGTCCCCATCATCCCCTTGCTCACCGCCGAGAGTGGCACACCGAAGATCGACCTCACCGGCCTCCTCCCCGACCAAGGAATCGTCCCGTGAATCTGTCCGATCGCGAACACGTCAAGACGGCGCTGCGGATACTGTCCCGGAACCTGACGAGCAAGGCCGAGGCGCTCGAGAAGGTCCACCAGACGAAGGCGGCGAAGGTCGTCCAGGCCGACATCGGCGAGCTGGACGAAGTGCTGCCCCGGAAGATCGACGACTTCACCGGCGTCAGCGAGTTCAGCGGCAAGCAGCGCGACCTGGCTCGGACGGCGGTCGGGCTCTACATCGCGGCGCTCAAGGCCGCGGCGAACGCCGCCACCGCGATCGGCCGCGAGGACTGGACCATCGAGTGCGAGGATACGGCGGAGGACGTGCAGACGCGCATCGCCCCGATGCTGGACGACCAGCCGGCGCTGCCGAGCCTCACTGAGTTGGCGGCCAACCTCGCCCCGGAGCCGGGGAGCGGCGTCGAGTCGGTCACCTTCGAGGTGGCCGGCCATGAGCCCGTCACGCTCACCCAGGAGGACGGCGAGCGCCTGCGCGCCGCCTTGGCGAACGGATGATGGGCCTCGTCGTCGTCAACGCCCTAGTCGGCATGGCGCTGTGCTGCCTCGGTATCCGGGCGCTGGTGCGCAGGCAGGCGGCCCGGGCGGCCGTGCAAAACGGCATGACGCTGGCCGATGTGCGACCCGTGCTTGATGGATTTGCGGGCATCTTCCTCGGCGGCGACAACGGGTTCAAGGCGCAAGCGAAAGAGTGGTGCGACCTCGCCCACGCGAACGGTCTGCGGTTTCACTACGGGCGAGCTGGTACGCTTGCGAAGCTGGAGCACGCGATGGAAATCGGTGCCGACTCAGCGGACAGCGCCTTCCCGATGTGGACGAAGGAACGTCTGCGGACGTTCACGCATCATTGGCAATACCGCCCGCAGTTGTCGCTGCCGGGTGCGGCATGAGCGTTGCCGTGATGCGGGAGGTCGTCGGGCCATGCGGCTGGTGCGATGCGCCCACCAGGACGATGCAGGACGTGCGGGCCTCGGGCGCACCCTATTGCAATCAGTCGTGCCGGATGAAGGCCACGATTCGGGCGATGAAGGCGGCGGGCAAGCTCAAGGGCCGCCCGGTGGGGGCAGCGCGATTGCGAGCATCGAACGTGACGAACGCGGGCATCGTGGATCGGACGTTGCGGTGTCCGACGTGTCGGGAGTTCAAGCGGTTCGATTCGGACGGCCTGGGTCGCGCCACGGAGGCGTGTCGGTGCGGGTGTCGGTACGCGATGGCGGTGGCATGACCAACCCCTCAAGGAGCCACGACCCGATGAGCGCCCCCACGACGGACGGACGGCAGGAACCAGGGACGCCGCGCGACGAGTCGCCGTCCACGTCCACCGATTTCTGGTCGGCCTACGAGGCTGGCGATCACACGCCGTTGCCGCCCGAACGCTACGGCAAGCGGTGGCACTGGCTGTGGGTCGGGGAAGTTGTCTGGAAGCGATGGGGTCTTGGCGTCGAGGTGAGCCTTGGATACTGGTTTCCGCCCGAGCTGTCGGTCTACCTGCACGTCGGCCCCGTGCTGCTCGGCTTCGGGCTCGAAGAAAACTTCGAGTGGCGATATGGCCCGTCGTCGCTGTCCCCCAAGGAGACCCCGCAGTCCACCCCGAACGCGGAGACGACATGAGCGCATGGGGCCATCACCTCGAAACCGTCGCGCCCGACGAGAAGGCGAGCCATCACTTCATGTCGGGCGGCTACACAATCGCGGAGATGACTTGCACCAACGGACTGCGTTGCCCAGGTATGCACGTTGTCGAGACGCAGAGCTTCGGCACGTCGCGCGTCGGCGGCACCGTCACCCACCGGGCCACCTATCGGTACATCACCGGCCGAGCGGGTCGGGTGGGCGAGCGAGAGTTGTTTCTGTGCGATTCATGCGCCGCGAAGTTTGCGACGCGCCACAAGTTGATCCCGAACGCGGAGGGCTCTGCGCCCCCGCCAAACGAGGACTGAAATGAAAATGACCATGCCCAAAAAGACTGCCATAGGCGTGAGCGTCGCGGTCGTCGTCGTCTACCTCGCGGTGATTGTCGCGGCGGCGTGGGTGGCGATTCACTTCATTCGGAAGTGGTGGTAGCCGATGACCGCTTCCCCGGAGGAGGGCTAGCATGAGCGACACACTGATAGCCTTGGTGATTCACGAAGCCCGTGCGGCGTTGAAGGCCGATGCAACGCTGCCCGAGAACGTGGCAGCCGCAATGAAAGCGGCAGCGAATCACTGGACGGTGCTGGACTTCGAGCCGCAGTTCAAAGGCGCCATTGCCGCGTTGGCAACACACTACGGCGAAGGCTCACCCGAGTACGAGCGCATCATCTACGAGGCGCGGATGCTCGGGAAGTTCAACGCGATGATCGTCGCGGCGCAAGCGGGGTTGAGCGTCGGCCTCGACTCGCTAGTAGACGACGATGAGCCGAAGCCCGAGCCCGTGGGTTTGATGCAGGCGTTTCGAGATGCGCGCACGGCGGCGGGGAACGCCCGATGACCGCTTCCCTGGAGGAGGGCTAGCATGAGCGCCTGCGAGAAGTGCGGGGCCATCGGTGTCGTCGCCGGCATACATCATTGCCGCTGTATTTGTCGCTACGGTCGGGGGTGGGAGCGAGCAGCGAGGAACACGGTTTCTATCGCGGAACCATTCCCTATCAGCGGTCTGGGATGTAGAGCGATGACAAAGCCAAAGACTTTGCGAGACATGTTAGATGAGTTGCCCGACGACAGGGATGACGTTCGGCTCTCTATGTGGGCCTTTCGGTATCACGACATGCTTCAAGAGTTTCTGGCGGACGCCCTGCGGTCGGTGCCGCACACGCATCACTGGTTGCCGCCCGTGGTGGCAGGCACGCCCGAGGTCTGCGAGTCGTGCGGCGAGGAGCGGTCGGTGCCGCAAGCCGAGAGGACAACCGAGTATGCGGTTTGCAGTTACTGCGGCGGCTTTGGCTGGTACAGGTTGCAGACCAGCGATGACGGCTACTCAAGGCAGGAGCAATGTGAGCGATGTGGCGCAACTGGCCGTGTGCGTGGCGCGTCTCCGGCAGAGCCCCCGAGCGCCCCCGAGCGGCCGGAGGCAGGAACATGAGCGACAATCCGATGATTCCGTTGTGCTGTGCCGTGGTGCTCGCCTTGGTTGCGGCGGGGTCGTTCGGTCTCAGCACCAGCGAGCGCGTACTGGCCGGCGTCATGGCCTGTGTGGCCCTCGTCGCAGCGCTGCTTGCTATGCGCGGGAAGGCCCGATGACCGCTTCCCTGGAGGAGGGCTAGCATGAGCGCCTGCGAGAAGTGCGGGGCCATCGGTGTCGTCGGCCCGCTGTACGATTGGCACGGCCAGTATCTCGGGCAGGGTTGCTCGTTGTGCGGCCACATCGCCACCAAGGAGACACCCCGATGACCGCTTCCGGCGAGCGAGCCCCGCTCCGGATTCTGGCGGTCGCGCAGGAGTTGGTCGCAGACATGGCGGCGAAGGGATGGCGTGCGGTGGTGCCACTTGATGCCGTGACAGACCTGACGATTCACGACGCGCGGCGTCGCGGCCCAACTGTCGAATTGCTGGTGTCCTCGTCCTCGTTCGCGGACGGAAGCGCCTTCGAATGGGACGATGCGCCGTATTGGTCGCCACGATTCCAGTCCGTGGCCCCGCTGTCGCGAGAGGCGGTGGAACACGTCACATTTCTGTGGATGCAGGCGAACGTTCCCGCGCTCGGCGTTCACATCCCCGCACTCACGAAGTCGCTGGTTGACGCTATCCTGGAGGCGCTGTCCGATGACCGCTGACCGAGACAACGACCTCGCCCTGCGCGTTGGCTGTCCGGTGTGTGGCGTCGGGCCGCATGTGCTCTGCTCGATTCGCGGCGATGAAGTCGAGCGAGCCGAGCGGCGCGCGTCGGGACTCCCGCGTCGTGCTATTCATGCGGGACGCGACCATCTCGCGGCGGTGTTGGGCTACGCGGAAATGTGTTGCGCGCTCCAGCGCTCTCCCGCGAACGGCTGGCCGAAGCACTTGCAGTGGTGCTCAGCAAGCGTGGGAAGCCATCAACGAGCGAGCGGCCTCCCTGCATGGAATCGAAGGTCCAAACGGCCCGCGCGGAGAATCGTGGTGGGAGGACGACGACTTCCTGAGCATCGCGACGGACATCTTGTCGGCGCTCGCGTCCCCGACCAGGGAGGCCGAATGAGCGACCCCTTCGAGGAAGCCGTTAAGGCCGTGGATGCCCGACGTCGCCACGCGGCGCGTATTCAGGAGGCATCTACGCCATGAGCGACCAAGGGGAGCGGCCCGGTTACGAATCGGACGCCGAGGCGGTCGTGAGGTTCATCACGGCGGGCGGCCTGCGCGACCTGATGGGTTCCGATGGGTGCCTTTGTGGTCACACGCAGGTTCGGGGGTTCGAGATTTCCGTCAGTTGCCGCAAGAGCGAGTCGTCGCTGCGTGTCACCAGCTGCGTACTGGACGTGCAGATGCGCGACTTGGCCATGGTTGCGACCGAGGCACTCGCGCAGGTCCGCTCCGAGGACGACTGGTCGGATATCCTCGTTCGTTATTGCGATTACGGCGCGGACAACAAGGGCGGTCGGTGGGTGGATGGGGTATGGGTCAATGGGCCGGGCTGGTGCGTCTACTGCGGCAAGGCGCGGGCCGACCGGGCCGCGTACCTCTGCGCTGACTGTCTCGTGGGCAAGGACGCGTGGGGTGACCCCATCGCCGCTAATTACGACTACGCGCTCATTTCGTTAAACGGCCTACAGCAAGGATTGAAGGATGACTGACTCTCTTGCCGACCTGAAGGCCCGCATCGCATCACGGTTGGCGTCTTATGCGGCGCCGGACGATTTCATCCGCGCGGCGAGGGGCACCGATGCAGACTCTTGACGCCAGACCTTGTACCCGTAAATTGAGGAGTGCCGGAGTGCTTGCTTCGGTGACGCAGTTCGAGCGCCTGTCTGATCTCGGGATGCCCCGTCTCCGCTTTACGGCGAGCGGCGGGGATCAAGCCTCCCGAACCATCAGCAGGCGCTTCCTCTTTGTGCCTGCCGGAAAGGCTGCATGATGTGGCCAACAAGCCTCCGGCTTTCCAGCTCTACGCCCGCGACTGGGCGATGGGGACGGCGCACCTCACACTCGAGGCCCAGGGCGGCTACCTGCGGCTCCTCTGCCACCAGTGGGCCGACGGGCCACTCCCGGACGACGTCGTGACCCTCCAGCGCCTCCTCAACGTCTCACGGGCCGCCTTTGCCCGGCTCTGGCCCCAGATCGAGCCACACTTCCCGGCCAGCGACGGACGGCGGATCAACCCGAGGCTGGAGCGCGAGCGGGTCAAGCAGGAGCAGTACCGCCTCAAACAGTCCCTTCACGGTGCCAAGGGTGGCCGAATGGTAGCCTTGTCGGAGCCGGTAGTAGAAATTGAGGGTACGCCGAAGGGTAGCCCTAGCATTGCAGTTGCTTCTGCTTCTGCAACTTCTGTAACTACAACTACTTCTCGCGCTCCGCGCTCTGACGAGGAACCGGATGACTTCGCTGCCGCGATGGCCGCCTACCCCAAGCGCGTCGGCGGCAACTCCCGCGGCGCGGCCCTGAAGCAGTGGCGGGCCCGGCTGGCACAGTACGGCGCTGATGAAGCTTCGATCATGTCCGCCGGCACCGTGCGCTACGCCGCCTTCATGCGGGCGACCGACAAGGAGGGGACCGAGTACGTCAAGATGGCCGCGACCTTCTTCGGCCGGGACCGGCACTACGCCGAGCCGTGGGACGCCCCAGAGGGCGACAGCGTACTCAGGTTGACGGCCGGGGGCGACCCGAGCCCCGAGACCGCAGAGGCCCTGCGTCGCGCCCTGGTGAGCCGGTGACGCGCCCCCCGAACCTCAAAGGCTACCCAGAGATCGTGGTGGCCGACAACAAGAAGGTGGTGGCGCGGTCGGGCTGCATCGGTCCACGGCTGACGGGCCTGAACGAGCAGACGCTGCGGCTGTTCGCCGCCGACTGTGCGGCGCACGTCAAGCATCACGCGCACGACAAGCGGGTATCCGCCGCCATCATCATCGCCCGCGCCCGCGCCTTCGAGTTGGTCAACCCGAACGTCTGGGCCGCTGTGTGGGCTGCGGAGGCCGCTGCGAGGGCCGCGTGGTGGGCCGCTGCGGAGACCGCTGCGGGGTGGGCCGCTGCGGAGACCACTGCGAGTGCCGCTGCGTGGGCTGCGGGGTGCGCTGGGGCCGATGCGAGGGCCGCTGAAAAAACATGGCAATCTCGTCGGCTGCTGGCCTACGCCTGCGGTGGGATTGACCTCGACGCCTGCAAGGCGCAGACGGTGGCGGCGCTGCCCGAGGCGATGAAGGCGTTGGGCCTGTGAGCCCGAAGGCCCGCACCCATGGCTAGGACGGGCAATCACGGCATCGTCATTCCCCGCGACCGGGTGTTGCTGACGGCGATGTACTGGGGCGACGAGATGACGCTGCCGGAGATGGCCGAAGTATTCGGCGTCACGCATAAGAGTGTCGAACGCGCCATGAAAGAAATGGGAGTGGCGACCCGTGGTCGCGGATCGGCCAGCAAGGTGAACAGCGGAAAGTGCAAGGTCTGCGGCGCTCCGGCAAGGATGGTGCGCCACGCGGGCAACGGTTCGGTCTACGGACAACTCTGTGCCGAGCATCGGCGCGAACACTACAACGGCCTTGCGCGTGAATGGATCAAGCGACCGGACATCAAGGCGAAGCGCAAAGCACTGTTGCGCCGCTGGTACTACGAAGGCCCACTCAATCCTGAAGGAGAATCACAATGGATCAGCGCCGGAAGATCGAAGCTGCGAGCGGTGAAGCGGATGCTCTCCGGGACACGCCCCGAAGCCTCGCCATTGCCGAGCGCGGCGTCCGCACCGGCCATCAGTTCGCGGAGATGATGTCCGCGCTCATGGCCGACCTCATCAGCGGGCGGGTGTCCCCCGAGACCGGGGCGGCGGCCTGCAATGCGGGCGGCAAGATGCTCAAGGTCGTGGAGATGCAGTACAAGTACGGCCCGCGTCCGGCAGTTGCCAGGGAACGCGAGTTGCTGCTGGTTCCCGAGTCTACGGGCGCGTGATGACCCCGAAGGCCCGCACCCCACGCAAGAAGGTGGCCCGCTATCCGGTGTGGCTGAACGGCATTCGGTGCATCAATGACCAGCAAGTGGAGCTGGCCGTGCGTGCGGCGTTGCGCCTGCCGCCCATCACGTTGTCGTCCTCTCGGTCGGTCTCTGCGGGTGGGGAGTAAAACACATGAGGCAATGGGACGTGGTCTGCGGCGATGCGCTGATCTCGCTCAAAGCGTTACCCGATGGGTGCGCCCGCTGCTGCGTTACTTCGCCTCCATACTGGGGTCTGCGGGATTACGGGGTGAGCGGACAACTCGGCCTCGAAGCCACGCCAGAGGCTTACGCCGCCAACCTGGTAGCGGTGTTCCGCGAGGTGCGGCGGGTGCTGGCCGAGGACGGCACGCTGTGGCTGGTGATTGGTGATTCGTACTGCGGTGGCGGGCGGGGCGGCAATCCCGTTGACTCGCCGTTCGACAAGCAGCAGTCAAACCACGGAAGCCTGAGCGTCGGGCCAAGTGCCGCAGTGCCCGGGCTGAAGCCGAAGGATCTCGTCGGCATCCCGTGGCGCGTGGCTTTCGCGTTGCAAGCCGACGGCTGGTATCTGCGAAGCGACATCATCTGGTCAAAGCCGAACCCGATGCCGGAGAGCGTGACCGACCGACCGACGAAGGCGCATGAATACCTGTTCCTGCTGTCGAAGCGGGAGCGGTACTTCTACGATGCGGCGGCGATTGCGGAGCCCGTCGTCAAGGGCGCGGCGGGCAGCACGTTCACCGAGGGCAAGACGGGCACGAACGGCAACGGACGCCAGCAATCTGCCGAGGCGCGGGCGCTGAAACAAGACGGCCACGGTCGCCGCCATGCGGGCTTCAACGCACGGTGGGACGCCTCGGACGGTGACGAGCGCGGCACCCGCAACGCCCGCACGGTCTGGAGCATCGCCACCCAGCCCTATCCCGAAGCCCACTTTGCCACCTTCCCCGAGAAACTGGCCGAGCGGTGCATCCTCGCGGGCTCGGCGGTCGGTGACACGGTGCTCGACCCCTTCACCGGAAGTGGGACAACGGGCGCGGTCGCGGTGAATCACGGTCGCCGCTTCGTCGGCATCGAGTTGAATCCCGCCTACGTCACACTGGCCGAGAAGCGCATCGCGGACGCGGCGGCACAGGGGTCGTTGTTCGCGCCCCTTCTGGGTAGCGCTGTTCCCTCTCTTTCGCCCCAAGGGGAACCGTAGATGAAACCGTTTTCCTTCTTCGTGGCGGTGTTCGGCTTCGCGCTGTTCTTCGTGGGCGGCTTCGCGTGGGGCTACTTCTTCGGGCGCATCGGCTTCTGGGAACACCAGCCCCGAGGGCGGGCTGAGAGGGTGGGGGAGCCATGACCCCCCGCACCCCCTCACGCAAGGCCCTCGCCTGGATTGTGGGCGACGATACGGGCATGTCGAGTAAGTCCATCTGGCGCGTCATGATGGGGCTGTCCGAGGAAGGCGCTCTCGAGGACGTGCCCTACAGACTGTGGTGACTTCGGGCGCTGTTACCGACTGCTGAAGCTGATGCCTGAGTGGCGCGGGCGCATGGCGGAAATGAACGCGCTTCCCGCGTGGCGTCCGCTCGTTACAGAGACTGTCAGGCGGTCCCGACGAAGCGGCGCCGATTTCCAAATGGGGAACGCCGTGGAGCGACGAGATGTACGCGCTCATGAAGCAGTTGGGCGACGAGAGCCGCGAGGCGGACGGGTGGGTCGTGACGGGGCGCAGCAAGGACGGCAAGCCATCCTCGTGGTCGCGCGACAAGTCGCAAATCATTCGCATTCGGACAAATGGAGATCGAAACGTGACCCGTTCTCCGTCCTGCTCGGCGCCCCACGGGGTGGAGAGATGAGAGTTCTCAGCCTGTTTTCCGGGTTGGGAGGCTTCGACTTGGCGGCCCGGTGGGTCGGCTGGCAGACGACGGCCTACATCGAGATCGAACCGTGGGCCTGCAAGACAATGGCGCACCACTTCCCCGACGCGCCGAACCTGGGCGATGTCACGCTGATTGATTGGAGTCACGTTGAGCGACCCGATATCGTCGTTGGAGGATTTCCTTGTCAGCCAGCTTCGACCGCTGGCCGGCGACGCGGCACCGGGGACGAGCGATGGCTCTGGCCCGAAGTTGCACGATGCCTTGGGGCGCTTCGACCGCGCTGGGCGCTACTCGAAAATGTCCCCGGACTTCTTTCAGTCAACGGAGGCGCTGCCTTCGGGGAAGTACTCGGAGACCTGGCCCGCCTCGGGTACGATGCGAGCTGGTTCCGTGTCGCCGCTGCCGATGTGGGCGCCCCCCACAAGAGAGAACGGGTCTGGATCGTCGCTCATCTATCCGACGCCGCAGGCCCGCGACTGGAAGAGGCCATCGGGCCGCAGCATGAAGGGCGAGGAGAACGACTTGCCGAACACGTTGGCGAGTTGGGCCACGCCCTCGGCGCGGGACTGGAAAGACTTGCCGGGGATGGCCGTGGAAGCGACGAACCCGGACGGATCGCTGCGGAAGCGGGACGATCAACTCGGACGCCAGGCCAACCAATTCGGCGACCCTGGTCCGACGCCATCGCTGTTCGGGGAGCCGATGGCACCGTCCGACTCGTCCCCGGTGACGCCGTGGCAGACGCCAGCGGGCTTCAGCGGCGAGCGGCGCCGACAGGTGGGGCAGGAGACGCGGGAAGAACTGCTGCTGCCGGGCGAGGTGAAGGCATGGGCGACGCCGGACACAGCCCCCGACGCACCGAATCGGGGGCATCGAACCCGAGCGGAGAAAGCCGGGAACCCGGATGCCGTTCTGGAGACGATGGGCATCGGAAATCAGGCGCGGGCGTTGACGGGCTCTCGGGCGGCCTACAATCCCAGATTCGGTTTGTGGCTGATGGGCCTGCCGGTGGACTGGCTGGACGAGCCGGTGTTCCGTGGACAACGCCCCAAGCGCACGACGCCACGCCGCGAGGAAGCGGCAACCGAATGTCCGGCGGTGGAGGAGGCTTCAGGGCCGGCGACCTCGCCCACGAAACGACCGACTTCGCGCCGGAAGCGGAAGGCTGGATGACCTCATGGCCGGTTGTTTCGGGAATGCCCAACCGGGCGGCGGGGTGCCGGCTGGTGGGCAACGCCATCGTGCCCTGGATACCGCTGGCGATCTTCCGGGCCATCGAGCGGGTGGAGGGGGACTCTCGGTGAGCGACCCAAAAACAGTTGCCCAGAAGAAAGCCCCAACGACCGTGGTGATCCTGACGCTGACCGAGGTGCGATGACGACCGACGACCTCAAGGACCCGTGGTCCCTCGCCTCGGATCAACTGACGTCCGCCGGCGCCGTGCGCGGCCGCGACTATGCCCACTGCCCCCGTTGGCGCTGGCCCGACCTGCACCGACTCCTAGGGCCGATGGTGCCCGGCAACCTGATCGTACTGGCGGCGGGCATAGGCCAGGGCAAGTCCACGCTGCAACTTTCCCAGCTTGACGATATGGCCCGCAAGGGTGTCGGCGTCCTCTACGTCCCGCTCGAGATTGACCCGGAACAGGCGAGGCGACAATGGGCCTGCCTGCGCGTCGGCCTGCCGTGGGAAATCGTTGCGCTGAACAAGTGGGCCGACCTTCCCCGCGGCGCGCAAGAAGAGTTCGACGCGGTGTTGTGGGACCAACTCGCGGAGCCGGTGCAGTTCCTTCCCGGTCGGCGGTGCACGTTCGAGCAGATCCGCGCCGGGGTCCAGTGGGCCGTCGAGAGTTTCGGCGCCACAACGGTCATGCTCGACCACATCCACCGGCTCGCCATCAGCGGCGGCCACGATGCGCGGGTGCAGTGGACCGACCTGGGCCGGGCCTTGAAGGACTTGGCGCGCGAGTACCAGGTGGCCCTAATCGCCGCGGCGCAGCTCAACCGCTCAGGGAATGACGTGCTCGACCGCTACACGGCGCCACACCTGGACCGGATCAAAGAAACCTCCGCGATTGCGGAAGAAGCCGACGTGGTGCTCGTACTGTCTCGCGCCCTCCGGGCCGACGCGAAGATCAACCTCAAGGATATCCGGCTCGGTCGGCAAACGCTGCGCGACCTGGAGGAACCGAACGTGATGCGGGTAACCTGTCGGAAGCACCGACTGCTCGACGCGGCGCGGGACCGGACGGTTCGGTTGTGGTGCGAGCGCGGATTTGTCTGTGACCTCGGGAGCGAAGATGATCCTCGTTAGGGGCCAACAGTGACCGGCGTGTTCGTGGCGTGGAACCCGTCTCCTCGGCGGAAGGACTCGCCCGGCTGGATCGAGGACGGTTCAGGCTGTCATATCTGGGTCGGGGCCATCAACCGCAAGGGCTATGCGACGCTGACGGCGTGAATCGCCTTGCGCATCGCGTCAGGTATGAGCGCGAGGTCGGTCCCGTTCCGCCAGGTATGCACCTCGACCATTTTCTGATGCCGGAACGGTGCGCGAAAGCCTGTTGCAACCCGGCCCACGTCCGACCCGTCAGCGTTCGCGAAAACGTGCTCCGGGGAGATACGGTCACGTCAGCGTGCGCTGCGCAGACGTACTGTAAGCGCAGTCACAAACTTACCGCGGACAATCTTCAGCCCGGCAGATTGCGCGTGGGCCGACGGGTATGCCGCGTGTGCGCCAACACGGCGGCGCGGTCTTACCGGAAGAGAAGGGCGGTATCCTGTGTTGCTCGCGACTGACGCGCAGTGGCTTCTGTTCGCGCTGCGGTGGGAGGTGGCGCGGGCGGCCTGGCTCAGTGCGAAGCCGCCCGCGTGGGCTACCGCCGTTCCCGCCACCACGCTATCGCGTCCCACGCCTTAGCCAGAACAGCGATACCGAGCAGGCAGACGAGTACCTCGTCGCCCGTCATCGGGGGGCCTCCAGTCTCGACAGTTGACGCTTGCGGCGGCGGGCGGCGTTGCGCGCCTTCCGGCATTCGCGACAAGCAGTATTGTTCACCCTAACATCAGACGGATACGCGTTCGATCCGCCGTGTGGGTGTCCCTTGGGGCAATGCGTTGCGCCATAGCCGAGTACGGCAATGCCGTTTCCCCGCATTGTGTTGTTCGGTGAGGTCAGACATGGGACACCTCGTAACCGGCGTAGTGGCGTCGCAACCACGCGGCCAACTGCCGTGACGAGCGGAACGCCGGGGTCTGGCCGGTGCCGGTGTGTTGCTGGTGCGATCCGTCCGCCCGGCGGGTAAAAATTCCCTCGCCCTGGCGGTTGGTGAACACCTCCAGCCCGGCAAATGCGCCGGTGCGGGGCGTGACGGAGGTCACGCGGTTCTGGAGGTAGCGCGGGGCGGCGATCTGTTTTTCGGTGGGGCTCATCGGAAACCTCGCTGTGTGGGTGAAATCAGGATGCCGTACAGCCACGCCAGCGCGGCGAGGGTGACGGCGAACAGCAGGACGTAGTAGCCGCAACCGGCCGCGGTCGGGCTCGCGTCCAGGCAGCCCGGCGCATGGCCGGCGCGGTAGTGGCAGCGGGGGCAGGGCATCAGGCGAGCGACTCGGAAGCGTCCAGAATGGCGCGCATGATGGGGTGCGGCGCGTCGTGCTCGACGCCCACGGTCCACTCGTGAGCGTTCGGGCAGATGACCACGAGGCGGCGCGGGTCGCGCGATACGCTGCGCTGTTCGTCCCACCACACGTCAGTTTCCCCGGCGTACTCGGCGGCCCCGCTCGGGTCCACGTCGAGCAACGCGCAGCCGTTCAGCCGTTCGACGCTGCCGCGGATCGGCTCGCCGCACGTCGCGCAGGTCAGGTTGCCGGTGAGTTTCATGCGCTCGCCCCTTCTTCCCGCTCGTACTCTCGGACGCGCGCCTGACTGACCATACCGTGGCCGTCGCACAGTCCGCACAGCGCCGTACCGTCTACCAGATCAACCGGGGCGCCGGGCTCTTCGCCGTCGCCGTCACAGCGCGGGCATTCGATCTTGAGAGGCTTCATACCTTCCGCCTTTCGGTGAGCGCCAGCAGCAGGGCCGCCGGCATTTCGGTTGCCTTCAGGGTCAGCGGGAGGATGCCTGGCGTCCCGTGCCAGCCGGGGCAGCGACCGGCCTCGCCGCACGTCCGGCAGTTGCCGGCGGCGTCGCGCTCGGCAGGCACCGCGGCGCCGGGGACGATCACCAGCGTAGCGCGCGAGGGGTCGCACGGCGCGTACTTCGTGCCGTCCGGGCCGATCACGCGCGTCCGGCCGCTGTCGGTGCGGGCGAGCGTGTAGCCGGCCAGGGTGGCGGCGCGGGAGGTAAGGCGGGTCATGGGAGGTTACCTACGAGTTCGGCGTCGGTCGCCATGAACAGGATCGGGCGTCCGTGCGCGTCGAGCCCTTCCCACTCATACGCGGCATGGGGCAAATAGGACTGATGGGCGCGGGTCACGGTCACGCTGAGGCCGCCGTTCTGGACGCGCTGATTCCGTTGGTCGCGGGCAAACAGGGCGCCGGCGCGCAGCACCACGCGCCGGCCGGGGGTGAAGGTCGGGCGGGTCATGCCTCGACCTCTTCAAGTTGCGCCTGCAAGGACGCCAACACCGAACCGTAGACCTCTTCCCGTTCGAGGTACTGCGCGCAGCCGAGTGTCTGCATGATGTCGGCGCCGTCGCACAGGCCGTCACTCACGGCGCGATCGGCGTACTCCTGCCGGCCGTTGTGCGAGGCGAGCCAGGCGGTGCGGTCGCTGTTGTAGATGTCCACGTTCGAGTCGAGCGATTCCGCCGCGTCGGCGTCGTCGCCGTGCTCGGCGATAATGTCGAGCGCGTCAACGATGTACTCATATCGCACGTCGTCGGGCATCATGTCGCCGTGCGCCTCGTGGCACAGGTCGGTGATCCATCGCTCCGACTTGTCGCGCCGGGTCCAGTACTCGGACCCATCGGTCCGCTTGTCGAGCGTGAAGCCGGCGCGGACCTCTTCGGCCAGTGTTTGCAGCGTCGGGACGGACATAGGGTGCCTCCATTCAGTCTGCCGGGATCGGCCCGGCGCCGTCCTGCAAGCCCCGCTCGGGGAGTCGAACCCCTCAGCCGCCATCCGAGAACGAGGCGGCGCGGCGAGGCGACGTTACTTCCCTTTCAGCGTCCGCGCCGTGGCGCGGGCCAGGTCGCGGGCCTTGCGGGCCGGCGAGCGTTTGGGGTCGGGGTGTTTCACTCTTCCTCCCAGCCGGCCCAGCGGCCGGCGCGGGTGTAGGTGGCGCCGCACGCCTCACAGACCAGCCGGGCGCCGCGTTCGATCAGGTCGGGATTGCCACAGTTGCCGCACCGCTCGGCGCCGCTCGCGCAGTCGTCAATTTCGGTGTGGTCGGCGAGGCAGCGATTACACAGTTTCATGGCGTCACCTTGGCCAGCGCGGCGTCAATGCGGTCTCGGATGGTGTTGAGCACCACCGCGTGTCTGTCGGCCAGCAGGCCGCTCAAGTCTGCGAGGTCGTCGCTGGTTGCCCGCAGCGCCTCGAACAACTCCGGCGCGGCGGCGACCAGGCGGGCGTTGGCTTCGCGCGTTCCGTCGTCCGTGCCGTCGAAGTCCTCGCCCATCGGCCAGACCGCAGCGATGACCGGGCCACCTTCGCCGTCGGACAGGATGAATCGCTCGTCTCGGTTGTGGAGTTCCGCGCTGACACCCCACGGTCCCGGCGTGTGGGCGGTCATGGCATCACCACGCGGGCGAAGTCGTCGGGCTCGTCCAACTCCACGACGTTGTGCCCGCAGCCGGTTTGCCCACAGCCGCGGCAAAAGCCATCCTCGGCCAGCGGGGCCAAGTCCTCGGGGTCGCACGTCAAGCGGCGGTCGTCGCCCACCATGACGTAGACGGCGCGGCCGGTTCGGTTCTCGTACCCGGACCATTCCGTTTCTTCGTCCGGCTCGGTTTCCCAACCCAGGACGTAGACGGCCACGCCCCGGTAATCGCTGACGGTGTAGTGCTCGGCCGGGAACGCCTCGGCGTCCGGCTCGAAATGTGGGCGCCTACGGGTTTCCATACTGCCGCCTTTCTGTGTGTGATACTGCGCGGTCTGTCTCACCGCACCGGATATATGCCACGGCTTCGGCGGGAAGTCAAGAGGGGGAGGCGGGCCCGTTTCGGTGCGGCCCGTCCCGCCCCTCACTTCCGCTACGCCCGTTCGATCACGTCGCACGCATAGCGCAGCCGCGAGCCGCGGCCGTTCATGATTTGACGGAAGGCTCCGCCGCTCAGGTGCCCCGCCACCAGCTCGGCCAGGTCGGTGGCGTCGTACCCCTCGACCAGCGCGCCCGGCGCTGTGTCCGGCACGTCCAGCCCCTTGAAGGCGGCCGGGTCATTCCGGCGGCGCTGTGGCTCAACCTCCAGCCCGTAGGCCGCGCCAATCGCCACGGCCCACGCCGGCCAGAGGTAGCCGTGATCGCTGGCGCGCAGCACGGCGAGCGCCTGCGCCGGCGTGAGGCCGGCGCTCGGGTCATTCGGTTAGGTCGGTCATAGAGCCCGCCGCGCGTCGTCGTTCGCCATGCGCTTCAGTACGCTGTAACGCATCCGGGCCCGCGCCAGGCGCCGCCCGATAGCGTCCCGCTCCCGCGTCAGCTTTGCCACCCGGCGATGTTCCCGCGCCATTTCCTCGGTGAGCGTCAGCGCCCGGCGGCTAGTGCTGGGTAGTACGGTGATCGTTTTCACTCTGCCCCTCCTCTGGGTTTTCCGTCGGCGGGGAATCCGTCCGACAACACCTAATCTAAGAATGGATTTTACGTTAGGCGGCCAGAAATGACCGCCCGTCGCCGTTTCGTGGCGTACCTGCGTCCGGGAATTGGGGGCTTGACGTAGCCAGGTGCGGCTTTTCAGCCAACGAAATCAGCCGGGCCAATCGGGAACCGGGGCGGTCGCTCGTGCTCGGCGCGGGATGGGCGGCGGGGGCCTACTTGACAAGCGCGGACGATAGTGTTACGCATTGCTGGCGATGTTACCGCCCGTTCACCGTCTCACCGGGGGAGTTATGCAAACTGTACCGCTCAACCGCCGCGCCTACCGCACCGCGCTCGAGACTGGCGCCGAGCTGTGGGCCGCCGGCTCGACGTTCCGCGCCGCCTACTGGGCGACCGGATCACCGCAACGCCTGGCGCTGTCCCGCTGCCTCTGGCCGTCCCTCATCGCCGTCTCCAGTGCCGAGCGTGCGGCGTGAGCGCGCCGGTGAAGGTCCGCGCCGGCGGTGAGTACCGGATCAGCGCGCGCCAAGCGCTCGCGGATTCCGGCTTCAGCCTTGAAGAGTGCATGGACGGTATCTGCCCGGCCTGCTGCTCGGAAGGCTGCGAAGTTGAACCGGACGGCCACTGCGAGCACGGTTGCCCGTCCGTCTTGGTCGCCGCGGGGCTCATATGAGCGCGCCCCGCGTCGGCGGCCAGTGCACCGAAACCGGCGACTTCGGCGGCGCCTTCGACGGCACCACCGTTTCGAGCGACGCGGACGGTGGACTGTGAACCGCCCCGACCCCAAGCGCAGCGCCAGCCGGCGCGCGCGCGACCTCGCCCGCAAAGCCGCCCGGCTCCGCAAGGCGGCCAGCCTCGCCGCCCTGGCTCTGTGCCTCGCCGCCTGCGCCGGCCCGACTGACCCCTGCACGCCGGCCGGCCAGCTCACCGACAACGCCACCGGCCGGACGCTCGCCACGGTGGAGGTGTGCACCGCGCCGGCGCCCTGCCCACCGGGGCACGCCTGCATCTACCTGTCCATCCCGCCGCGCTGACCAGACCGGGAACCACGCGAGGGGCGGCCACCACGCCGCCCCTCTGGCGTTTCCGGGCCCACCGCTGCATCCTTCAGCCATGACCGCCGCCCACCGCGCCGCGGCCGCGCCCTACCAGCCTGGCCCCGGACTCGACCCGAACGATCCGAACCCCAACCGGCGACCTGGCCGGCCGCGGAGTATCAGCTCGCCGGCGGAGCTGGTGGACCTGGCCGAGCGGTATGTAGCCGAGTGCCTGGCCTGTGACCCGCCGGCGCCGATTCTCTGGACGGGACTAGCCCTCTACCTGGGCATGTCGGGGCGGCAAGCACTGAACGAATACGGATCAACGTACCCAGAGTATTCCACCGCCATCAAACAGGCGCGTTCTCTGATCGAGCAGGACTATGAGGCGGCGCTCCGCTCTGCGGATACCGGCGGGGCCGCCGCCGGCGCCATCTTCGGGCTCAAGAACATGGGATGGTCGGACCGGGTGGACGTGAGCGGGGTTATCGCACATCTGGACATCGGCCGCCTGGGGGACGAACAGGTCGAGCGCCTGGCGCGCGGTGAGCATGTCTTGGCGGTACTCAACGGCGCGCCGAAGCGCGCGCAGCTCGGCAAGGGGGATCCGCCGCCGGGCGAGCCGGCCGAGCTGGTGACCTCCCAAGATGCCCCAGGAACGCCGAGCGCCGCCGACCCGGAGCCTGCTACCCACCTCCCGGAGCCTACCGAAACGCGCGGGGCGCAGCGAGGCGCGTAGCGCGAAATAGGGCTATGCCGCTCAACATAAGACCAGTTATACGAAGTCACCTTCCGTAGCCCGTTGCTAGCCCATCACTTAGCCGTCTGACCCCATCGCCCCATAACAGGGGCGCCCTGGCAACCCCTGGCCGGCGATGCCTGGCCTACCTGGCTGGCCGGGTGCGATGCCTGGCCAGCGCGGGCCAGCGCGGGCGAGGCGAGCGCGGTAGCGGTACGCGATGCGGGGCCAGCGCAGCGCAGCGCGAGGCAAGGAGGTAGCGAGGGGAGGGAAGCGCGGCCGCGGCGCGCAGCGGGCGAGCTCGGCGCAGCGCGAGGCGATGAGAGGCGAGCAGCCACCGACCGACCGGTCACCAACCAACTGAGCAGCCCCCACCCCGGCGGGGCCCCCCGGGCCGCCAAGTGTACGACCTCCGCGCGGACTTGAGCGCGGTAGCCGCCGTAGCGCCGTTTTTCCCTACCGAGAGGCGTGTAACAGGCGTAACGGCACTTTCCGTATTACTTCTGATACGCGCCCGCGTAAGAGGTAAACCGGAAGGTGGTGTTACGGGTGTTACGCTGGCCCGTCCGCGGGCCTGAAGGTTATGCCAGGGCATCGGTTTGCTCCCTCTGAAATGTTGCACGGGCGACACCCCCATGCCGGGTAGGGTCCCCCGGACGCCAGCGCGCTCTTTTTTTTCGCAGCGGTTGGGAGAAAACGGGCTTCATCGCTGGTAGGTAGAACCGAGTGCCTCTGGCCGACTGTTCTGGTGCCTCGGACTCGTCAGAGCGCCCTCGGGGCTACCCAGGGGAAGGGGTCGCGAGCGGTGTGCCGGGAGGTGAGTTCTGCTCGAGAGTCAGAGGATGTAGTGAGGACGCACCTCACCTAAATACTTTTACCATAGAGCCTTGAAAACGTATTCGCCGGTGGCGGTTTCGCTGGTGCCGGAGTAGGGGTCTGGCTGGCGGTGTCCGGTCGGTACCGGGTCTATAGGCCGCCCCTCTCGATTCGGCTGGTGCTCGGTCGGAGGTCGAAACAACCTGCCGCCGTGGCGTTCGGGCTGAACATCAGACGCCTGCCCCCCGCCCACTCTCGCTGCGGACTCTCAGGGTTCGGCTAGGCTGCCTCGGCGATGGCGCGTCGCACGGCGTCGGGATTCAAGAAGAGGGCATCGTTGGTGAAGCGAAGGATCCGCCATCCGCGGCGGGTGAGATGGCCCTCGCGCTCGCGGTCTTTGTCTTGCTGTGCGTCGTGGATCGGCCCGTCGAGTTCGACGAGGAGGCGGCTTGGGAGGATCCGAAAGTCAGGGATGTAGCCTTTGACGAGCGGCTGGAACTCGAAAGGGATCCCCCACGCCTGGAGGTGGGCGAAGAGCGCGGCCTCGGCTGGAGTGGGGTGGGCGATCAGGTGTTGCCGAAACGCCTCTTTGTCGCCCCGGGCCGTGGTGGGTCGCTCGGCCATCTGCTTCGCCGCGCGGCGCCGGAGCGCTTCGTCGTGCCGGCGGGCGTTCTCGGCCTCGTGGGCGAACTGGGCGTCGGACTTGCCGAGGCGCGCGGAGCGGGGCCGGGCAGGCTGCTTCTTGTGCCGCTGCGTTCCTCGACCGGTGACGGTGGCGGTGCGCCCCGTCGCAGGGATGACGATGGCGTTCCACCACGGCTCGACGTCGGTTCTCGGCTTCCGGCCGTCCGCGTAGGGACTGCGCCGGCTTCCGTGCGCATGGAGCCGTGACTTCACGCGCCCCTCGGCAGGATGACGGTTTCGCGCGGCCAGGTGCCGGCGGCGCGGTGGCAGGCTTCGCAGGGGTCGCGGTCTGTTCGTGCTGGCCCGAAGCCGACGTCGATTGTGTGGCCGCAGCCGTAGCTGATGGGCCCGCGGCGCGGCTCGAGGTTCAGGCTGGTTGGCGATGTCCCTGGGACGGCGCTGATGTCGTCACGACCGCCGAAGAGGGCGGCCGGGGAAGGCGCGTGGACTGCGGGGGGCAATGAAGACACCGTGCCAGGGCTTGTCATGAACGGCAATCTTGCACGGCTTCTTTTTTTACGCAAGAGGGGGACGCACGAAGCCCCACCGGACAACCCCTGGCGGAGGAATTTGGTGGGGCTCGCGTGATCCACCCGAAGGTGGGGTGCTGGAGGTAACTGTCGCACTGTGGACGTGGTTTGTCAAGAGGCGTCGATACACTATATCGCGACACTGGCGACACCGAGCCGACATTGACTGGAGAGAGAAAAAGTATAACGATAGCCTCGCGACGCCGGTCCGTTCGGGCCTGCCGCGCACCCACCAGGAGGATTCGTGAACGAGCGCTCCTACCAGACCAAAGACGAGTTTTACCGACAACAGAGCGAGATGACGGCCCGCACCGCGCCGCCAGGTCTCGGCGCGGCCACCCGCCCGCCCGGCGAACTCGAGTCGATCGCGACGGAGAGCGAAGCGCTGGCCGCGAGGGCGGGCGAGCTGGCCAATTTCGTTCAGACCATTCTGAGCAGGACACTCATGCCGCGGCCGGAAAGGGCCGACGAAGGAGCGCGCGGAAACAACTACGCCGCGAGCGCCGTGCCGTCGTTCTCCGCGCGTGTGACGGGGAACCATTGCGAGATTCGGCGCGAACTGAATGAGGCCTTCGACGGCTTGCAGGAACTCAACCGGGCGCTGGGGCTGTGAAGATCACCGTCGAAATCACCCAACACGGCGTCATCCACTCGGTCGAGTTTGACCGCGAGACGCTCAGCGAGCAGGAGCGCGCCTTCTGGACGGACTGGTGCGAGTGGGGCGGCGAAGACGAGATCGACCGATTCGACGCGGAGTGCGACCGCGAGACGGCGGCTATCGCCGCCGCCGGCGAACGCTGGCGCCAGGAGGCGTGGACGCAGGCGCAGTCCCTCCCGCCGAGCCTGGTGGCCCTGCCCCACTTTCGCCGCTGGTTCGACGAGGCCGTGGTTGCCTTCAACGCGGAGATCGAGGACGGGCATCTCGTTCCCGACCCGGCGACGGGCGAGGAAATGCACCGCGAGTTCAAGCGGTTCTTCGGCGCGAGACTCCTTAAGGAGCCGGCGGTGACGGCAGCGTACCACGTCGCCCAGAAGGCGACGGAGCAGAAGGGCCTCTCGCGCGCCGAGTCCGACGGGGCGATGATCGACGCTTTCGATGCCGAGAAGATCAAGAAGTTCAAGAAGCGCGGGCGCACGGAATGGAAGCCGAAGAAGCGGGGTGGGCGGTGAAGATCACCGTCAAAACCCTGACGTGGCGCGAGTTGGTACAGTTGCGGTTTCTGGCCTCCGACGAACTTCGCCGCCGTCGCCGTCGTGCGAAGAGGCGGGGCAAGCGGCGGTGACCATTCCCCTCGAGGCCGCGATTCCGTATGTACGAAGCGAAACGCTCCAGTGTTGCTGGATCTGCTGGAGGGTGGTCGGCGAGCGGCACATGGCGCTGCACCTTCCCGTAGGGAACTGCTGTGACATGACCGGAGCCATCCGGGTCGCGACCGCGATGATGCCGGAGGTTCGGCTTATCGACTGCTACGAGGGCCCCGACCTGGATATCAGTTACGTGCGCACGAAACACAACGGCGGCCTGAAGTGGCGCGCCGTGAAGGTCGATCAAAGGTGAGTCCGTGAGGCGAGGCAAGCGGTGAAGCTCCGCACGCCGAAGTTGCCCGCGCCGCTGGAGAAGGACGTCCAGCGCGCCGTCGTCAAGTTCTATCGGACAGTTGGCTGCCGGGTACTCAGCACCTCGCAAGCCCGCCGCTCGAAGGTCGCGCTCGGCCTGCCCGATCTGTTGGTGTTCTGGCCGGCCCGGGGCGCATTCTGGTTTCACGAGGTCAAGCGCGAGGGCGGGAAGTTGAGCGAGGATCAGGTGGACTTCCAGAACCTCTGCCGCAACTGCTCCGAGGACTTCGTGGTGGGCGGGCTGGCCGCCGCCGCGGCTCAAGTAGCCCTAATTCGAGGGATGCCGTGATCGACGCCCTGCTCATCGTCCTGGCTTGCGCCGCCTGCTTTGTGGCCGGCTGGAAAGCCTGCGTGAAGGGGACGCCCCTGACCATCGAGGCGGCCTTCGGGCGTGGTTACAGGAAAGGGTTCACCTACGGTCACGAGGCCGGGGTGAGCGATGCGCGGCACCGGGAGCGCGTGGAGGCCGAGGAGGATCAGGCCGAGGGCCTAACGGGCGCTGTGGTGGAGCCGCGGATGTCGATTGTGCGCCAGAGCCGGACGGTGCAGTGATGCCGGCGTGGGCGTGGATGGCGCTCCGCCATCGAATCGCCAGATTGGAGAGTTGGCTGTGAGTCTCGGCAACCGCCCGCCGAACTTCGAGGCGCCCGGGCCGCCGCTGCTCCCACCCCAGAAGCCCCCGGTTCCCCTCAAGGTTCGCCATGTCGAGCGGCCCTTCGGGCGGCCGCGGAGCCACCACCTCAAGATCACCGATAGCACCATCACTTGCCGGAAGTGTAAAGTCGTGGTGCGCCGCGCGCCGGGCGCCACGGCGATCACGTTCGAGCACGCGGAGGATTGCACCGTTTTCGGTGAAGCGGCGTGACCTGGTCGGCGTTCTCGAAACCCGCCGGGGTGAATCTCCCCGGACCCATCGTTACCGCCTGGCCGCCCCGCAAAGACCTCCCCGACCGCTGGACCGTACACCTGGACGGGCTCGACCACCTTGTCACCGACCACGGAAAGTATTATCGGTGTAGTTGTCAGAAGCGCGAGTTGCGAAGAGACTGCTGCCACATCGTGGCGGTCACCAACCACCGAGGGCGACCATGAAGCCGTGGGAAAAGGGCGAGCCGGGCGAGAAGAAGGGCATGAAGGACACCGAGGCCGGTGAGTGCGCCCAGTGCGGGATGCCGATGAAGGCCGGCGCCATGAAGTGCGCCAAGTGTGGCGCGAAGAAGGCCATGAAGGGCATCGGAGCGATCGCCCGCTACAAGTGACCGCCCCGCAAGCCACCGTCAGCGCCGCCGAATCGGAGCGCATCAAGCTCCAGGCGCAGGCCGAGCTGGAACGCCGCAAGCGTGCTGGCGTCTGGGCATCGAGTATCCGGGCGCACGTCGAGTACGCGAATGACCCGGTCGGCTGGATCGTCAACAAGCTCAACGTTCCCGAGCCGACGATCCGCTGGAGCCTGAACCCCGAGTACGCCTGCTGCTACTGCCCCCAGTGCGAAGCCGTCGGCAACCAGGGTCGGCCGCACCTGTGGGACGGCGACCCGGATCCACTCGTCACCGCGCTCGAAACCATCTTCGCGGGGAAGTCGTGTGCGGTGAGCGCGGGAACGACCACCTCGAAAGCCCAGCCAATCGACGAACCCGTCCTCACGCCGACCGGATGGCGGCCTATCGGAGACCTACGCATCGGCGACCTCGTCATGGGCAGCAACGGGTTGCCGACAACGGTCATTGGCGTGTTTCCACAGGGCACCATACCAGTTTTTGAGGTCGGATTTGCCGACGGCGCGCAGACAAGGGCGAGCGGAGACCACCTCTGGGTGGTTCAATCGAAGAAGGATGCGTATCGTCGTCGGGGCTGGCGCGTCGCGACGACCCGGGAACTTGAAGGGTTGAACCGAGAGTTATCCTGGAGGATTCCAATCGCGTCTCCAGCCCAGTATCCGGAACGCGAGCTACCTCTTGATCCGTACCTGATGGGACTACTACTGGGTGACGGATGCTTTCGCGGTTCGTACCCAACGATCAGTTCTGCGGACAGCGAGATCGTTGCGTCCGTTGTCGCGACCTGCGGCGTGACCGTGAAACGCCGCCGCATTGCGTATGACCACGGACTTGTGGGGCGCAAAGGATACCAGAATCCCCTCACGGTCAAACTGCGCGATGTCGATCTCATGGGGAAACTCAGCCACGAGAAGCGTGTTCCGAGCGAGTACCTTTGGTCCTCGTCCGCACAGCGCTTGGCGCTACTCCAGGGACTTCTCGATACCGACGGAACGATCGACCGCCGCGGGATCGTGTCGTTCTGTTCGACCTCACCCGCGTTGGCCGAGGCGGTCGTATTCCTGGTTCGGTCCCTCGGCGGCCTCGCGAGCACGACCACGACTCCATCTTACTTCCGACGAAAGCGCCATCGAGACGCGCATCATGTCGCCGTACGACTTCCAGACGGAACGGCACCGTTTCGCCTTCGGCGTAAACTTGCGCGGGTCAAAGCATGGCGCCGTCACCCCGCGCGGACCATCCGGTATGTCGCGCCGGCCGGAACAGAGCCGTGTGTCTGCATCCGGGTCGCCGCGCCCGACCAACTCTACGTAACACGCGACTTCATCGTGACACACAATAGCTACGTCCTCGGCGCCTGCGGCACCCTGGCGTTCCTCGGCATCCACGAAGACTCGATCGTCATGTCGATCGCGCCCAAGCGCGACCTGCTGCTGAAAAACATGTGGAAGTACATCGGCGCTCTGTGGCCGACCTTCAAGCGCCAGTTCCCACGCGCCCAGATTCTGAGCGGCAACCTGCGGATGCGGGATGGCGAGGGCGAGCAGGAAGTCTGGGCGGCCACCGCGTTCGGCGCTGGGGTCGGGGCCGACGAAGAGATCGCCCAGAACCTCAAGGGTTTCCACCAGCCGAAGATGCTGTGGGTCGTCGAGGAGTTCCCGGGCGTCGAGCAGGCGCTCATCGAGACGATCGTCAAGACGGCGACGGGCTCATTCAACCCGATTCTGGGCCTTGGAAACCCCGAGCACCAGCACGACACGCTGGCGATGTTCGGTAAGCGCTCCTGGGTCAAGGCCATCCGCATCTCGGGCTACGACTTCCCGAACGTGGTCTGCAATCGCGACGTCATTCCCGGCGGCCGCTCGCGCGAGAGCGTGGTGCGCGACCTTGCCGACGCGGACGGGAATCCGGACAATCCGATCTTCATGGCCCAGGTGCGCGGCGTCGCGCCCGCGCAGGCCGCGAACTCGCTCTTCCAGCGGAGCTGGCTCGACGCCGCGGCCGAACGCTACAACGACCCCGCCTACCGCACTGGCCCGCCCGCGATGGGCGTGGACCTCGCCAACTCGGAGTCCGGCGACCTGGCCGCGGTGTCGCGCTGGCTCGGCGCCTGCATGGTCAAGGTCACGTCGTTCCAGTGCCCGGACGCCACCCAGCTCGGCGAAGATATCGTCGAAGAGGTCATGGCCCCCGCGACGCGCATCGACAGCCGGCACATCGGCATGGACTCAGCCGGCATGGGCGGGCCGGTCTTCAAGATGATGCGCCGCATGGGCCTGAAGCGCCTGCGCCCGATCGCCGGGAACGCCAAGGCGATCCCCATGATCGACGAGGATGTGCGCTGGGAAGCGACGGAAATGGACGCCGAGGGCCAGGTGCAGCCGGCCGGGGCCAGAGTCGTCAGCCCGGAGCGGTTTGACAACCTGCGCAGCCAGGTGTTGTGGCTGCTCCGCGAGGACTTCCGCATGGGCCGGATCGCCTGCGAGAAGAACGAAAAGCTCTTCGAGGAGCTGCTCGCGCACCGCTACGAGAACTCGCCGGGCAAGATCATCGTCGAGGAGAAGGCGGAGGTGAGGAAGCGCCTGCGCCGCAGCCCCAACGAGTCGGACGCCGTGGCCTACGGTAACTTCGTCCGGGAGCGGGCGCTGATCTCGCGCGGCGACCGGGCGGCGTTCCCGAAGCCGACCGAGAAGCCTCACAACCGCGACACCGGGCTCGAGAAGTACCTCGCGCGGGCGGCGCAGCGGGCCAAGGCGGAAGAGGGCCGGATTCGGCGGCAGTTCAGGCGGCGCGCATCATGAAATGGCCTTGGATTCCCCGCAGCGCCTTCGACGCCGTCGTGGCCGAGCGCGACCGACTGATCGCGCAGAACGAGAAGTTGATCGACCACACGACGCGAATGAGCCGCGTGGAGCACGGTCGGAGCGAGGAACCGCGCGCCGCCCGGCAGACGATCCAGGAGATGCCGCGCGACCTCTTCGCCCATTTCGCTGCCTTCGAGAACAAGTCGATCGGCCGCCTTCAGCGCGCCGAAGCGTACCGCCGGCACGCACAAGGAACGTCGTGGTTGGACATCTCCAAGGATGCTATGCCCCCCGAACCAGAGGAGCCCCGATGACCACCCCCAAGCGCCGCTCTGGCGTCCCCGATCCCCAAGCCGCCGTGCGCGTCGCCACCTTCGAGCGGGCGATGGCCGTCTTTAACGCAGAAATCGGACTCAAGGTGGCGGCGTCGCTGGAGCAGATGTACCGCCTCAAGGTGCAGCCGCTCGAGCGGAAGATCGCGTGGCTCGAAACGCCGTTTCACAAGAAGATGTGGCTCCACGCGAAGGGCTGGTGGGCGGCGCTGCGGCCGACGGTCGGCGCGGCCGGGAACCCTCGCTGACCCAGCCGAACCTCTCCGCGACAGCCTCGGCGGCCCTCGTGGAACTGGCCCGCCTGCTCGCCGACGGCTTCACCGGCAAGATCGAACTGGACTGCGCCCAGGGCGGCGTGACGACGCTCCGGGTCACGACGACGCGCCGCGGCAGCGACCTTGCGAAGTCGGGCGAGGGGCGATAACGTGGCGGCGTGAGTAAGACTCACTGGTAGCGGGAACGCGACGCAGGGTGGAGGAGCAGTTAACTCGTCTGGCCCATAACCAGAAGATCGCGGGTGCAAATCCCGCCCCTGCAACTCACTCCAACGGAGGCGCCGTGAAGCCCAAGCCCAAGAAGTATTGAATCCGCAGCGAACACCGAAACACCGTCGTTCCGCATCACGAAGAGCCTCGTCCACGACGGGGCTCTCTCGGGCGCTGGGTCTCCAGCGATCGTTACAAATGACCGCTAGCGGTTCTAGTGCGGTCTGGCGTCGGGGCGTAGGTTCGACGGCATGGCAATCACGCTTTGGCGTAAGGCGACTTCGGCGCTCGATCAGTATGGCAAGGCCGACACTTTTCTGTCCCTGCTCGGGCGGGTCGGTCTAGTGCTTGCCGCGTTTGGGTTCAGCTGGGCTGGTGCGTGGAAGGTACTCCAGAACCTTCCG